AGTACCTATCTAGAGGCTAGGTACTCCGGGAGTTAGGTGCGGTGGACTTGCCTGGAAGCCAGCCACGAGTGGATGCTGGAAACTCAATCCGACCAACAACTCTCCCAGCACCGAACCCCTCCCAACTCTTGCGCGCTGAGGTGGGTATTTCAATCCGCACCAGTACTCGACCGGCGCCGTATCTGGGGACCGCCTTGGGTTTACGTATCTTGGACAAATCGGCATCCCCCACCGGCTTGACCTGGATCTGACTCGCGTCACCTGCGCGACGATCTCCGTAGACCTCTTGTGAAGCTGTTGATTGATGTCCCATGACATAGGCGGCTGTTTCGGTACCAACTCCCGCGGCTTTTTGGGCGGCACTGAAGTTGTGGCGAAAGCTTTTCAGCGTCGGATGCTTCTTGCGCCTGGGCCAAAGCGCCCGGCACTCCTGGCGGAAGCGATCTCTGATCGCGGTATTGGTGCGCTCGCTTTCAGCCAGTCTCTTCGCGGACCATCGGATTGCTTTCAGAATTTTGGGTATCTCGATGAGCAGTGTCCGGTCGGCACCGCGATGCAGAGGCGCGCTTTTCTTGCCACCAATGATTCGGACTTCGTTTCCGACCACCAGGATTGTCCGCATCTCACAGGGGCGTACGCCGAGAAAGTAGGCCAAGACCAGCGCAGCGGCTTCGTCGTGGTGGCCGTGGGCTCTGAGATGCTTGAACAGTTGTTCGGTGTCTTCTTTCGACACTTTCTTAACCGTGTTTAGCTTGGGTTTGCGGTCGAGTGTGGAGCCCGGTGCCGTGACAGGGTTGATTAGCTGTCGGATTTCCTCGGCGGCCTCGACATGACCTCGGGCTAACTGATCGGCCACGATCTGGCTCTTGAGCGTGCTGAACGCATTGGGCCGAAGGTCAGGGGCGCGTGCGAGCAAAGCCGCGCAGATCTGCGCCGAAGAAGGATCTGCCTCGCCGCAGCGAGTCTGATAAAAGTTGCTGGTTCGTTTCTGGATTTTCTGGCTGTTAGTACGGTGCATAGCTCGTCTCTTCTTGTTGTTTTGATGACAAAGCTAAGCCGCTGCGCGAAGGGCGTTGTGTCAGCTCGAACTCCACTGAAACACTCCGCCTTCGCTACGTTTTTTCTCGTTCCGTCCGAACTGCCCCAACGCCCCCTTACTCGCGCCGCGAGTAAGGGGGCGCGCACTCTCACTCACGCGACACACTTCATCTACATTCAGCGTGCGCCGTGAGCAAAAGCGCGCGCAAGCGGTTTGTCATCAAAATCAAAAGGCAGCCAGCGCCCATGGCGCTGAAGTGTCGAGCACCAAGGCACGAAGCGGCGCATGGTTGATGCAGAAGAAAAGGGGCATTCAAAAATGCTAGCCACGCAGTGGCGATTTGGTTATGAAAACAGTCGACGAAGTCAGTGTTTTCAAGGGTTGTAGCGATAATATAACCAAAAAAAGCAGTGCCAGTTTTGGCACGCTGAGCGCCACAACTGGCCAGCTCGGTGTCGGTTCGGGCCACTTTCAGCGCCGTATTGGGCGCTCGAACTGCCGCTAGCGGCACGATGCGGGTGTCGCAGAGCCATGGTGCGACATGATTGGTGTATCGCGGCGACATGGCCAGTGTGTCGTAACGCGCGCGTGCGACAGCCCATGTGTGTCGCATAGGTGGTGCCGCGACACTCACTGGGTGTCGCAGCGCTTCCCGCGATACGCAGGCTCTGTCGCAGACCCGCGACCACATTGCCTGCTAATGCAGCTGCCATGGCTCGGGGTGAGCCATAGTCAGCAGCCGATGCAGGTAGTCATCCAGCGATTGAGCACCTCTGAGAATGTTGAAGCTCAGGATCACGTAGAAGCTGCCGCTCAACGTGTGCAGCACCCAGAACGGCCCCTCCCTCTGGATGTCGATAATGGCTGACGTATGAATGTAGGCGCCGTCTCTGAAACGGTCTGCTCTCACGTGCTTATGGGTGATCCCATAGCCGCTTGATCCGCGAATGTAGGCATCGGTTAAATACCCCGTGACAGGTCTGCTGAAGGGCAGGTCATCGATCCGCTCAAGCAGCTTTTGCAGAATTGGGTGCTGATACATGGCTATGTCGACAGATGAGTAAATGCTCGGCGCGATCAGAAAATGCTCGCAACGGCGTCAGCGCTGACACGGATGCGCGTGCCCGGGCCTAGAAGCAGGTAGGCTGTGTTGAGCGTTCTGAAATGGAAACCATCATGTTGGTGCAGAAGCGACGTTCGTACGAAGTCCCCTACATCCCATCGTCTTTCGCTGTCATAGATAACCGTGTGGGCATAGATCAGAGCCGGCTGTCGTCGGGTCTGCGCCATCAGAAGACGTTGGCTTTCAGTGGTTTCCAGATCAAGCCAACGCCAGTCCCTCACAAGGCAGTAATTTCCGTCAGGAAAATACTGCTTGGCATAGGCTAGGGCTTCATCGTCGCTCATGCAGCTACCTGGCATGGGCTCGCCTGCCGAGTACAGCGCGGCGATCACCTCCTCAAGTGTGGCCATGGTCTAGGGCTGTTCGTGCTGTGCGTTGCTGTGATGTTGTCCCTCCAGTTCAATACTGCACAGCAGAGCCGCGAAGTCAGAGTCGAGCAGGTGAATGCGCTGAGGGCGGGCGTCTACGATGGATTTGATGATCGAATCGACCCGAGCCGATACGGGCATCTGACTCGGCATTTTCGAGCGATCATGCTGATAGATGATCGTACTAAGCGAAGCTACTGCGCCGCGCAGTTGGTGCTCTTGGACATCAGCAATTTCAAAACCGTTTTTCACACTGAACTGTTCGGCGAGCTCTTTGAGCATGGTTTTACGCTTTCCTGGCTCAGCTTGTTGCGCTCGCCAATTCAGAATCCGCTTCAGAACTGCCGGTGCTGCTGTTGCAGTCGGCGGTGTCGGTGCTGCCATCGACGTGGGCTCACCAAAAAAGTGCGCGCGCAGCTGAGCGAGTCGTAAGCGAGCGGCAGGGGATACCTTTCGCGAGCTAAGGCTTTTCAACCAAAACTCGAACTCTAACTGTGGCAGGCACAGCATTCGTTTCAGCAGTGGTTCCCCAGGCAGGGCAACGTCATGCTCGGTCGGGCTGTAGCGAGGGGGCTGCAGTTTGGCGGCTTGAGCATGCCAGTTAAGACCCATAGCTTCGCAAATGGGGCGTATCGGCCAGTAACGCTCATTGTCGCTGCTGATCAGACTCGGAATCGACAGACCCTGGATTTTGATTTTGGTTGCGCGCATCGGATTACTGGCCTCCCGGAGCTGCATGGTTGGGGGAGGTGGCCGGTGGGCGTTGATGCTGTCTGCTGAGGATCTTGTGCATTGTTTGCTTGGCCTCATCAGAGTACATCCATTGCAACCATGCCGCGTAGACGTGGGGTTTGGTGTTTTTCAGCCTGGAAATCGTGTTGGCGCTAGCTTCCAGAGATCGGCTGGCATCCCGGAATCGCACGGCATCTGCTCTGGCATCTGGACCTAGCTGGTCAAGGATCAGATCGATAAAGTCTGCGGCTAGCTGTAATGGCAAGTAGTACAGCGGTGATCCTGACTCAGGATCATCTTCAATTAGGAGCTCGTCCCCCCACGCCGAAGCTGCAGCTTGAGCCAAGGCGGTTGGTGCCCCGAGCGTGCGGAGCAGTGAGCCAAGTTCGATCCTGGTCTGCAGTGCTTGCTTGTCGAGCACGAACAGGATTTCCGAATTGATCGGTGGTTTGTTGGTGAGGGTATTCATGAAAAGCTCCTTGAACCGATATCCAGATAATCTGTAAATCAGATATCTGTAGATTAGATATACCCTTGGCGGCTTGTCAAGCCTGAGGTGTGCTCGTTGGAAAAGTCGGTGTATCGAGATGAGAACCTAGTGCTGCTCCGGCTGCTAAAGCAGTGTCGAGTGGAGGCAGGTCTGACTCAGGCGCAATTCGCCCAGGCGCTGGGCCGCCCGCAATCTTTTGCTAGCGATATTGAGCGCGGTTTGCGCCGAATCGATCTCGTTCAGCTCCGAGACATCTGCCATGCGCTAAACATCGGCCTCGTCGAATTCGTACAGCGCTTCGAGGCCGAGTTGGTACGCAAAGACGATTAAGACTGGGGCAGGTTTTCTGCTTTGCCGCGTTCGCATGCTGCCGAGTACAGTGCAGCCGCATCGGAGCACAGCAGACGCAGTGCCATGATGCAGTCCAGAAGCAAATGGTTTTCCAGGGTGTTCAAATCACTTCCACTGGAGAGCGCGTGGAGCATGCCGACCGCGGCGTTTTGGCGAAGCTGGGCTTCGTCATGCAATTGGTCGGAGGTGACATCGTTGCGAACAGTGAGCAGGCCATTGAACGCGTCTAGGGCTAGCGGAGTGTTGCTGGCGGAGTCCGAAAGGATGTTGGTCTGCTGCATAGGGTGACCTCTTGAGTTTTGAGAGGCCGCCACCTTTCGCTTCCACACGAAAGGGTGGCGGCTACATGCGGGTGTGGAAGACCGAGACTCAAGGAACTCGGCGCGCCGAAGCGCCCCGCATGCAGCCACCATGACACAAGAATCCTCTGGCGCTGTGTTCCTGAAGCCAGGTCTGTCGACCCGCCCAATCACCCTATGCTGCCCGCAGAGGCCCTGCAAGGTGGCACTTTACGGGATCTGGGCGCAAAAGGCTCTGACCATGAGTAGCCTTCAAGATTCTGGTAATGCCTAGATTTTGATGGCGTGGGGATGTGATGCGGAGGGCGTCATCGGAGATGACGGATGAATTAGCCCGACGAGCGGCTGTGAGACTGGCGCAGATTGTTTCTAACCAAGAGATAGTGCGATGGCAAATCCCTACCCCAATCCTACCCCAGGCCGAATTTCAGGCACAAAAAAGGGCTACGCTTTTACGTAACCCTTTGATTTGTATGGTGCCGGCACCAGGAATCGAACCCGGGACCTACTGATTACAAGACCGGAGCCATAGGATTTCAAAGGACTTCATAAACCTTCAATGGTGATGTCCAACCCCTTGTTTTACGGTGCCTTTTACCCTAATCGTCCTGAAAATTTCCCTTCATGGGGGTTTATTAAAGATCGCCCCCAGTCGCACCACCCACCCAACCACCATGAGGGGACGATTATGGGGAGCATCAAACTTACCGCGACGGCTATCGAGAAGATGCCGACGCCTGCAACACGCAAAGACGTTTATGACGGTGAAGTGCCGGGGCTGGTCCTCCGGCTGCTGCCATCCGGCACCAAGTCATGGAGCTTCACTTACCGGGTCAAGGGTATGCCGCGCCGCCTGTCGCTGGGCGTTTATCCGGGCGTGACATTGAAGCTGGCGAGGGAGCGCGCCCGGGAAGCCCGCGCCGCTGTCCAGCGAGGCGAAGACCCCGTAGAAGACAAGAAGGCCGAGGAACGGGAACGGCTGTATAGCGGCTTCGAGGCTTGCGCCAAGGATTTCGTCAAGAAGTACTGCAAGCCGAAGCTGAAGTCATGGGAGCAAATCGAGAGCGCCTTTGTGCGGCTGGCTATCCCCGAGTTCAAGGATCGGCCCGTCAAGGACATTCGCCGCCGCGATATTGTTGATCTGCTGGAGAAGGTCGCCGCCAAGACGCCGGGGCAGTCCAACCATCTGCGGGCGTACCTCTCCAAGATGTTTAACTGGCTGCTGGAGCGGGAGATTGTCGAGGTCAATCCGGTCGTCGGGATTGCGCAGCGGTACAAGCCACAAGCCAGGACCCGCATCCTGACCGACGACGAGGTTAAGGCGCTCTGGAAGGCAACCGGGCGCATCGGCGGGGCCTTCGGCGATTGCACCCGTCTCCTACTGCTGTCCGGTATGCGCCGCGACGAGGCGGGGCTGTTGCGTTGGGACGAGGTGAGCGGGGAATGGGCCAGCCTCCCGGCCTCGCGCATGAAGGCAGGCCGCGACTACCGCGCCCCACTGTCGAAGAAGGCGCAAGCCATCATCGAGGGCCGTCCGCGCTTCGACAAGTGCGCCTTTATCTTCACGACCAACGGCAAGGTAGCCATCAACGGCTGGGGCAAGATCAAGCAGACGCTGGACCAGTACATGAGCGAGGAACTAGGGGAACCGGTCGCCGACTGGCGGCTGCATGACTTGCGCCGCACCTGCGCTTCCGGTCTGGCGAAGCTGGGCGTTCGGGCCGAGGTCATCAAGCGCATCTTGGCGCATACCCCGCCAGCCGCTGACGTGACGGCATCGGTCTATAACCAGCACATGTACGACGCCGAGGCGCGGCAGGCCATCGAGGCATGGGCCGAGCATGTGGCCAGCCTGACCGACCCCAAGCCCGCCGAAGTCCCAGCCCCCGCCGAGGAAGGGGCCGAAGTCCCGGCCTAACCTCCCGCCCCTGGCCCCCGTAACCGCGCTATACCCCGCGAACGGGGCCTTCCCCTCGCTACCCTATAGCCCCGGCCCGAAACCCCCTTAAATCGCAGGTAACAAGGCCGGGGTTACCTCCAATCGCACCGCCCAGAAAACAGCAAAGGCCCAAGTCCTTGAGGGACCGGGCCTTTTCGCTTGAGACAATCTAATGTGAAATCAGGTCGCCTGATTTTGCTTCCATTTCTGGTACTGCGTCCGCGCCGTGAAGAAGGCGATGCCTTCCGCAACGCAGGCGGCGATGACATCCTTCCGCTTGGCCTCGGGCATCGAGTCGGCGATGGCCCAGACGCGCTTGACCGGGCTTTCGACGGTGGAGGCATTGCGGGCCTTGACCACAGGGGCGGGGACCTCCTCCGGCACCTCGGGGGCGTCCGGGTTCTGGGCCTCGTCGCGCTCCTGCTCCATGGCTTCGAGGGTTTCCCCTTCGCTGGCGTCGTCGGCTTCGATGGGACGGAAGCCGAATTGCCCGTCCTGCTCAACGATCTCGTATTGCTCCAGACCGGCAGCCTTGGCGGCGCGGATGGCGGACGATTTGACGGCGTACAGTTTCATGATGTTCCCCTTGCTGGTTGGCGTCAGGGGCCGCTCCCCTGCTCGATGACTCAATAATCAAGCGAGGGCGCAGCAGTGGCACTCGGGGAAGCGATCAATTATTCGACTCAGCAAGCGCCTTTCGATACCTGCGGACTTGGGTTGCTGCTGTAGCCGGATTGACCCCGGCGGCAACGCAGGCGCGGATAACCTCGCTGGGCTTGGCATCGGGCATGGTCGCGGCGATGGCCCGGACCATCTCGACGGGGCGGATAGTGGTCGAAGGCTGCGCGGCGGCACGGATGCGGTCGGGTGGCATGGCGGGAGCAAGGCCCGCGAAGGCTCCGGGCCTGATCTGCCCAGCAAGGAACATGCGGCGCACCCGCTCCGCTAGGTCCAGGTCGATCCCTGCAAAGTCGGCAATCAGCAGGTAGTCGGGCGACTCCACCCAATCCCGGTCCTGCTCCTGTAGCGCCTGCATGAAGACCGCGCCGAACAGGTTATGGATGGCTTCGGCGGGCGTGTGTCGCAGGTCCGGCGTCAGCGGCGGCAAGTCCGGCCCCTCCTTTGTGATGCGCGGGGCCATGCGGTCACCAGCGAGGCAGGAAGACGGCGGCGGTCTGGTCGAGGTCGAGGCCGGGGGCTTGCCGGTCAAGGGCAGCTTGTAGCGTCTCGCCGGGGTCAGTCAGGTCGATAAGCTGGACGCCCGGAAAGCGCCCCTCCTGCACCATCCAGACGATATGCCCGAGGCGCTGCGCCTTGCGGTCTTGGCTAGCCGGGGCGCTGGTGTCGATGGCTGGAAGGTCGGCGGGGGCCTGTGCCTCGGGTATCCACAGGGGCAGGGCTTCGGGGTCGAAGGTCGGCGCGGGCGCTTGGTCGAGGGGCAGCGGGACGAGGACGGCGAAGGGGCCGCGCTCAACGGTGGCAAGGCGGGTCTGGTAGTTCTGGCTGCTGGCTTTAATCCAGTCGGCCAGCGCGGAAAGGGCCTGTTGGGCTGCGGTCATTTTGGGTCTCCTAATCTTTAATCAGGCGGTTCCGCAACGGGTCGCCTTGGTTACTCAAAGGCTTGGCGTTCGCCCCTCCGGCGAGGTGGTGCCGGAGGGGGTGTCCAGCCCGTCAAATCTCGACGCGCTTGCTGGCCTGTTCCGCGAGGCTGGGCGTGTAGAAGCTGGGCGCTACCTTGCGGATGGCGGCTTCATACTTGCCCGCCAGCTTGGCGAGGCCGACGCTGTTGCTGAGGTTCGCGTACAGCTCGGGCTTGCGGGATTGCAGGGCTTCAAGGCGTAGCCCTTCATGGACGCTGGGAGCCAGCCCGACGAGGAACGAGGGCGAGTGCCAGAGGACAGCGGCAACGTCGTCGTTGTCCGCCATCGCCTGCTTCACTTGCAGCAACCCTTCCGGCGTCTTGGCCTGCTCGCGCACCCAGCTACGAATCTCCGAGTGCAGGACGCCACTTTCTGACCGGGGGCCAAGGTGCAAATCAGCCTGCGCCAGCGCGGTCGTTTTCAGCTTCTCGGCGTGGGCTTCCAGCGTGGCCTTCGTCGCCTCCAAGTTACTTGTCACCTTGTCCGCAAGCTGCTTGGCGGCGTGATGGCGCTGAACGTCTGTTCTGGTAGGGTCTCCGACCAGTGCCGCGATCTTCTTGGCGGCATCCTTGAGGACGATGTGAGCCTTCTGAACGTCCGGCGCGACATGGGCGTCGATGGCCTTGGGATCGCCGAGGATGGCGGACAGGCCGCTATCCAGCTGGGCGGTGTCGAGGAAGCTGGTGGCATCCGGCGAATTGACGAGGTATTGCATGGTCATGCTCCTTTAATTGCGAACTTGTTGCTTGAGGGCGTTTTGTTTGCCCAGTGCAGCGGCTTCCCAGTCGTCGAGGGAGCCGCCTAGGGGAACCAGCATCACCCCGCCCGGAATGGCTCCGGCGTCGGTGGCTTTCTGGATGGCTTGGATTTGTTCGCGCCGCATGTCCGCGAGGATTTGCGTTGCTGCGACGCGGGCGGCGCTTTCGACCATGCTCACCACATCGCGGCCTTCCTCGGGCGTGACGTGCCCATCGAGCACGGCGCGGAGCAGGGTTTCGACGGGGTTCTCGTCTTCCTTGCGTTCCAGCTTGGGAAGGGGCCGCCCCTTGCGCGGCGGGATGATCCGGTCAATGCAGAGCTTGAGGGCCGTCGTGTCGCCGGATAGGGCCAGGTCAATGGCCTTGCGCGTCAGCTTCTCGCCTTCGCCTTCCAGCAGTTCCTCGCAAGCGACGGTTACGCGGTTGCGTGACCCCTGCGGACGGCCCTTGGTCCGGTGCCCCGGAAGGAACCGGCCCGTCTGGGCGCTTTTAATCATCCCGTTGTCGTACTTGATGGGCTGGTCTTCTGCGGCCTTCTCTTCGGCTCGTTGCTGCGCCAGTTCTTCCGGCGTCAGCTTCCATGGGGGTGTTTTCATCTTGGCAACCGGGTTAAATTGGTAGGTTTTGCCAATGGTCACCAGTAAAAATGGCGGCGGCACCCAGAAAGGTGATGCTGTAGGGCAAAAAGAAACCCCCGATCACTTGCGCAATCGGGGGTTCAGGAGCAGCGCGCCGGGCTTTGAATCGACGCGCCGACCAGCTTCCTTCGGTGTTGGGACGGCTCCGGGGTAGCGGGTAATTGGATTGTCAGGCGGCGCTGGGCGTTGGGCACGGCCCTTGTTGATCCCTCCCCGCCAGCCCTACCCATGGCCCCGGCCAAGCCCCCATCCCTGCCGGTAACGGGCCGTAACCGCGCGTGGGGGCCATTTCGCGGGCTGGGGCAGGGGGTAGGACGGGGCGGGGGGTAAAAAGGCCGTGGCGAGGGAGTTTCTGGGGCCGGATAACCCCGTAAGGCACCCCCGCCAGTCGGGGTGTTCGTCTAAGTCGTTGTTTCTAATCGCCGGTTGCTAGATGGACCGGATGATTAAGTATCCGCTTGTCTGTTTTCTCTGGCGGGGACAGGGCAAACCACGCGGGGCCGTCCGGGTCGCGCCTGCTGCGCCGGGTGCCGGGGCTGGACGGCTGGCATCAAGCATCAGTAATCGACTCAAGCGCCCCGCTGGGCCAAGGCAAAAAGGTCGGCGTTGGTGCCGCGCTGACGGGCCTCCCTCGTCGGCTGCTGGTTGGCCTCCAATGACATGCCCCCGGTAATTTGCCGCTACTGGCTGGGTCGCGTTCGTCTAGACGCAATCACGGGCTTTTTCCCCAATGCCCCTTTTCCCGGCCCCCCCTTATAAATGCTGGAGGGTAGGAGAAATATAGGTATAGGAGGAATAAGGGGAAAAAGGGGTTTATATATTTACTTCCTTTGCCACCAAGGCCTTCCGGTTTCCCGCCATAAGTCGGCGTATGGCGGCGTAAGCCCAGACGCCCGACCCATCCCTGTCTAGTTGAGAGTTGTTCGCATTTGCTCGGCAGAACAGCATCTCTTTTCTCCTTGCGGTTCATTAAAGGTCATTTTTATAATTTCCTCATTCACCGGGCGGTGCCCGATCGTGAGCCTCCAGCCAGAGGCCGAACCTTAGAGAGCGGTGCTCTCCGTAGTGAAGTAATGGCGTCCTATTACTTGCACTTGGAGAACCACCATGCCCGCGAATACGCACGCGCCCGAACTCAAGAGCGCCATCCTACGCTACCCTGAAGTAGCCGTCCTACTCAACATCTCCCAAGAGTCGCTTTACCGCTGGCAGCGCGTCGGCCTGTTCCCGAAGCCGACCAAGTATGGTCCCCGCTGCGTCGGTTGGCCGCGTGAAGTCGTCGAGCAATGGCTTGCCGACAAACGCGCTGCTCAATAACAGGCGGGGACGGCTCATGGAGATGCACAACATACCGGCGGAAATCCCGTCGGGGTCGGTACTCGACCACATGCTACGTTCCCGCCGCTGGTTGGTGTGGAAGCACGACAAGCAGCCATTCTATGCCGACGGCACCCCGCGCCGTGGGATGCTGGACAGCCTGGAAGATCAAGCGCGGCTGGTGTCCTACACGGAAGCCGAAGAGGCGCGGATTCGCGGAGGCTTCGCCGGTCTGGGGTTCGCACTAGGCCCCGATGGAAGCGGTGGCTACTGGCAAGGCATTGACCTTGACGACATCCCCGGCCGCCAGCTTGCCGACCTCGCCAATGCGCTGCCCGGTTATGTGGAGCGCAGCCCATCCGGGACCGGGGCACATGCCATCGGCTACGGCCAAGCGTTCGACCCGCTGACCAGCAACGGGACTGGCATTGAAGCCTACTCCCGAGGGCGCTACTTCACCTTCACCGGGCATGTGCTTCGGTTCGGCGAGCTATGCAGCCTCGCGCCCTTCGTCGTGGATCGCTTGCTTCCGGTTCATTCGGTGGGGAGGGAAGCCGCGTCTGCGTTTGAAGTTGAGCAAGTCGATGCGGCCACCGTCACCGACCTGCGTTCGGCACTCAGCGCCATTCGTTCCGACGACCGCGACGTGTGGGTGTCAGTTGGCATCGCACTCAAGACCTTGGGTGAAGTGGGGCGCGGGCTTTGGCTGGAATGGTCCCAGACCTCTGACAAGTGGAAACCCGGCGACGCGAGGCAGTGGGATACCTTCAAGCCCACCCGCACCGGCTATGCCGCCGTCTTCGCCAAGGCACAAGAACGCGGCTGGGTGAATCCGAACAGCAACGCGGCGCGGGTTCCTGACCGAACCGTACAGGCGGAATTTGACCGCTGGGAGGCGGATACCGGAGAAGGCTTCTCCATCCCGACGCCCAAACTCCGGCGCGAGGCGTATTACGGCATCCTCGGCGAAGTCGCTTGGGCTGGTTCCGCCAACACGGAAGCAGTGCCCGCTGCGCTGGCTATCAACACGCTGGCTCGCTTCTGCGCCACCTTGGGCAATGCGCCGTATATCGCCATCGGTGACGACCGGCGAGCCTTGAGGCCGTTTGCCATCATCGCCGGCCCGACCGGAAAAGGCCGCAAGGGCTACAGCGCGAAGCTACCGGAGCGGATTTACAGCCTCGTGGATCAGCGGCTCGGCTGTCCTCTGCGCTGCGAGACTTCCGCCTCGTCCGGCGAGGGGCTGGTCTGGATGGTGCGCGACGAGAAGCGGGTCTTTGTCGATGGGAAAGAGGTTGTCGAGGACCCAGGCATTATCGACAAGCGTGTCCTGCTGGAAGTCTCGGAGTTCGCCGGGGTCCTGGCCCAAGCCAAGCGGGAAACCTCGGTGCTGACCTCCACCCTGCGCGATGCATGGGACGGTCGCCGCCTCTCGACGCCGAACAAGAACAACCCATGCTTTGCGTCCAATCCGCATTTCGTGGTGCTGGGCCATATCACGCGGGAAGAACTGACCAAGCTGCTGACCAACACCGACATCAAGAACGGTTTTGCAAACCGCTTCATGATGGTTTATTCGGCGCGGCCCAAGATCGTCGATGACCCGCTGGAGACGCCTGATTACTTGGTGGAGGCGTTCGCCAAGCGTATCGAGATGGCCGTGAGGACAGCATGGATGCGGCACAGCGCACCAGTGCAGCTAAGCGACGCGGCGAAACCTCGCTGGGCGCAAATCCGGCGCGAACTGGAAGGCCGCACCCGGACCGGCGACGTAATGAGCCTCATGGCCCGCGCCGATACCTATGTCCGCATCTTGGCCGCCGCCATCGCGCTCATCAATCAAGAGCAAGTGGTGGAGCCAGCACACCTGAACGCGGCCCTCGCGTGGGTGGATCACTGGGAAGAGACAGCGAATTTCTGTTTCACCGCTGCTGCCCAGTATGACGAGATGGAGCAAGTCAAGACGGTTGCTGACGAGATCGTCGCCGCGCTGGAAAGCCTCGGCGGGAAGGATGTTCCCCGCAGCGCCATCAATAACGAAGTCACCAACCGGGGCAAGCGGAAAGACCGAAAGGCGCTTTTCGAGAAGGCCGTCACCGCCCTGCAAAACGAAGCACCGCCGCGCATCGTCGTGACCGTGAAGAAGGGCGCTGGGCGTCCGACCAACCTATTCAGCCTCGCCTAAGGAGCCATCATCATGAAAACCCAGAACGTGACCATCACGCATTGCGGCAGCCAACTAGAGATCAGGCTGTTCGACGCCACCAACCCGGATTTCCTCATGGACATTGCCAGCCTTCGCTTCAAAGGCGAAGGGCTGGCGAGGGATGCCGTTCATGAGCTTTTCGGCATCTTCAACAAGATGCCCTGCACATGCCGCATCGAGCGCGCCCCCGAACTTGAGCACATCGACGCATTTATCAGCAAGCCCGTCTCCGCCCGTGAGGAAGTCTATGAATACCTCTCGGACGCAAAGCACTACATCCAGCAGGACGCACCGGAGGGAGCCATCTGGCGACTGGAAGAAGCCTTGAAGCTCCTTCATGGCATGGCAGCAAAGGAGGATAAGTAATGAACGCGATTCACTTTCCCGGGCTGGCCGGAGAGATTGCCCAGCACCTCAACGAACAGGCCCCCGTCGCCACTCCCCGGATGGCAATGGGCGGGGCCATTGCCCTGCTGGGGGCCATCGTCGGCGCTGGCTGGGAGTTGCCGCATATCGGCCTTTACCCAGAATCAGCCGTGCGCCGCGTCCTGCCGCACCTTGAGCCGGAGGACTTCCCGACGACCCAGCCCATCGGGCAAAGCGTCATGCTGGTAGCCGACCCGGCGCACGGCAAGGGCGGAATCATCGAAGGGGTTGAGCAACTGCTGGGCGGGCTGCTACGGCAGCGCCCAGACACCTCGGCCATTGCCCAGCGGCTGCTGACCATCCAGCACTTCAACCATCTGGCGCTCGCCGGGATGGAGCCGGAACCCGAGGATGTGGATAGGGTGCGCGGCATCGTCAAGCCTGCGACCTTCGACCGGCTGCTAGACGGCTCCCTGTTCCTGCTGGCCGAATCGACCCCGGATGACTTCGATTACCTGCTGCCGCATTGGTACGAGAGCAGTCCGTTCTACGGCCAGTGCCTGATGATCCGGCACCATGGACCGAAGGGCGACAAGAACCGACAACCACATGGGCAGCCGTCCGCCTTGCTGCTGGGTCGTCTCGCCGAGCTGGCGGACCTGGCCCAAGCGGGGCGAAAGGTTCTGGTCGAAGTCACCGAGGACGCCGCCGCTTGGTATCGCCTGTTCCTGCGCTTGGACATGGACACCTACAGCGAGCATGGGCCGGTCGGGCTGGAGGGCGAATGGGCGCGGCAGTCGTTGCAAGTGGCGGCTATCGTCGCGGTAGGGCTGGACCCGCTACGCCCGGTCATCACCGCCGAGTTGTTCCGGCTTGCCAGCGACCTTGCAAGCGAAGGCGTCCGGCTGGCCCGCGCTGGGCTGGGGGTGGCTGGGGTGTAACCCCGGCTGGGCTGGGAGGGTGTTTGCACCTCCATCTGCACCACCGACTTTTGGGGAGAGCTGGCCCCGATTGCACCACCGCCAATCCTGGCCCCCTTGGTGGGGCTGGATGGCGGGGCGGTCGGGTAAAGGCTGGTTTCCAGAAAAAGCCTTGGAAACCAAGGGGTTGGTGGGCCTTCCCGCCTCAGAAACGAAAAAAGGCCCGCATCGCTGCGGGCCTTGATCTATATGGTGCCGGCACCAGGAGTCGAACCCGGGACCTACTGATTACAAGAAAACCGTTTTCGGCTTGCCTGACAGGCACTTAGGTGCAGGCTTGTTACGCAATGGCAGCGCTAGCGGCCGGATTCCTTGCGGAGCCCGGCGCGCTTGTTACGTAGGTTTTGGGGGGATCAGAGTGCGGAGGGGGCGACTTTCGGGACGCTGAGGTCGTAGATGTCGAGCATGGATTCGTCGCGGTGGCCGCTGGCTTCCTGCTTGTCGGCCCTGGTGCCGGGGGTGTCGGTGATGCCGCGACGCTTGAGGTCGTGCAGGCCGAAGCGCTGCTCGGCGGTGATGACGCCCGCCGCGATCGCGTTACGCATGAAGCGGTTCCAGGCGGTGTCCAGGCCTGACTTGCCCAGCGGCCCGCCGTGGTCGGCCGTGATGATGAAGCGCTTCTCGGGATTGACCGGCACCGCAGTGCCTCGTGCTTTCCACACCTGGGCGCGGCGAGCCTTGGCGGCATCCCAGGCCGCGCGCAGGCGCGGCGTCCAGGTGACCACGTTGTCGCGGCTGCCCTTGCGCCGGTTGGTGAGCACGCCGTCGGCCAGCTCGTTGGCGTCGGTCAGGGTGACGACCTCGATGCCGCGCAGCCGGCAGAGGTAGGCCAGCTCCATGACGTAACTCAGGTGCGGCGGCACCGCATCCTTCTGCCCGCGTTTCAGCTGGCCCAGCTCGCGGGCACGGTCGATCAGGCGTTGCATCACGTCATGGGACGGCAGGCGGCGCTGCTTGCGCTCCACCGGCGCCTCGATGCCCATGGCCGGGTTGTCGTCCAGGTAGCCGCGGTTGCGGCCCCACTGCATCACCAGGCGCAGGTACCGCAGCGCGTGGGCGGCCTTCGACGGTGTGCCCTCGTCGGCAATCCGATCAATGAGCCGCTGGATCAGCGCAGGGGTGAACTTGCGCACGGCCAGCTCGCCGAGGGGCTTGCCCAGCTTGGTGGGGATGTTGATCAGGACGTCGCGCGACCAGCTGTAGCTCTCCTGGGTCTTCGGGGCGAGGCGCTTGAACTTGGCGCTGTCGTGGTACTCCTTGCACAGGAAGTTGAGGCTCTCGCGGTCGACGCCGTTGCGCACCTCCATGATCTTGTGCAGCTCGGCGAGCGTGGCCGAACTGTTGGCGATGTTCTGCCGGCGCTGCCGGCCGGCTTCATCGCGGTGCAGGGTGTACCAGGTGCCTTTGCCGCGGTGATCAAAGAAAACGGCCGCTGGGATAGCGGCCTGATCAATGTGCGGTGGGATGTGGGGGTTGTGCTTCCTCGATCGCCTCATAGGATCTCGACGCCGTACTGCTCCTGGTTGCCGGCTTTCAGCCCGCCGGCCTGGTTGATCAGCTCCACAGTGGTCCATGGCCCAGTGCGGCCACGAAACAGGCGGATGCCCTGCTCGTGCAGGGTACGCTCCACGTCAGCCCGGCGGGCGTAGCCGGTGATGCGCTTGAGGTCGTCGAAGGTCAGCACACCTGCAGGTGACCCGATCATGGCTGCGCCTCCAGTCTACCTCCGGGCGCTGGCCACCAGCGCCGAGAAACTGCGGGCCGGTGTTCTCGCCTACGCATCGCCCACCTCCAGCCAGTCACGGCGCCGGCCCCATTGCCGGCGCATCTCGTCGACCAGGCGGGTGACCGCCGCCTCGCCGCGCTTCTTGATCAGCACCTGCTTCAAATCCTCGACTTTCTCCGGCGTGGTGTTCCCACGCCGGAGCCAGTACCGCGCCTCGCATTCCAGCATGTGCTGGCGGACGTCCTGGTCAGCCACGGAACTGCCCTCCCTGGTACCAGATTTCGACCAGTTCGGAGCCATGCTGCTGCCCGGTCCAGATCCCGACCGGGCGCTCCCAGTCGAGGCCCATCAGCCAGATGCAGCGCAGCGTCAGCTCGTTGAGCGCCTGGTACTTCGGAGTCTGGGCCAACTGCTCGGACAGCAGACCGCTGGCGCCCTTGCATGGCGAGCTGATGAACACGGCATCGGGGCGCTTGCCCTGGGCAGCCTTGCGGATGTCTTCCGGCGTGGCCTCCCGCCAGCCGGCCGGCGGCTCCTTGCCGTGAAAGCGGATGTACTGGTCGCGGGTGAACAGATCCAGCAGCGTGCCAGGCACGCCAGCCAGCTGTTGGAAGTCGCGCAGGCCTGCGGCGTCGATGTCGATTCCGCCCAGGCATTCCCAATGGGCCTGCACGTTGCCGACCACCGGCTTTGCCTCGTTGAACCCCTTGGCGCCGCCGCCTAGTCCGCAGCAGAAGTGGAAGTGGTACAGGGTTCGCTTAAGCATGGCGGCGGCCTCCCTGGGCTTTCTTGGCGGCGACGTTGGCCATGTAGCTGGCCCACTCGTCCTGCTTGAGTTGCTGGCGGGCGCGGCTGCAGGCGGCGTGCTTGCGGGTGGAGCGGGCTTTGCCGCAAATGTCGCAGATGCTGGGCAGGTCTAGGCGGTGGCTGGCCATGGTCGGGCGGGTGCGGGCAGTGCTAGCCTTGGCCCCGCTGACTTCTTGGGGGTTCACTTGCATGGTGCTTCTCCTTGGGGTTGGTCAGGCCTCGGAGGGTTGCCGCCCTCCGGGGCCTTCTTGTTTCTGGGGTCAGGCCCAGCGCTCGCGGAAGTCAGCCCAAATCGCATCGCCGCGCGGCAGATACTCGTGGACCTCCTGTTCAGGGGTGTTGTCGAGGCGCAGCACGGCCAGGCAGTCGTCGAACAGGCCCAGGTCGAGGCGGCGCAGTTCGGTCAGGTCGAAGGGGAAGGCCTGGCCGTTGTAGAGGCCCAGCAGGAAGCGGCCGATAACGCCGCTCTGCCCTGTGTCGCGCTGAGCCACGGGCACCAGGCGCTGCAGCGCCTCGATGCCGGCCTTGCGAATGGCCGGGCGCTCCTGCTCGGCCTGGAACAGCTCGTCAAACACGTTCCGCACGTCGCGGTGGGCTGCGGTGATCATGCGCGGCGCTCCTGGACTGCCTTGTTGTGGCGGTCAATTTCGGCATGCCAGGCACGCTCAGTGATTTCCTCGAAGCCCTCAGGAATAACGGCCGGAGCTGCTTCGATGGTGTTGTCATCGCGGTATGGGAGGTTGCACACCAGGATGTCGCCTTGAAGCAGATGAACTAGGGCAAAGCCGATGCTGTTGCCGGTAAAAACGTGGTTCGGTAACTGGAAACGCAGGCAGAAGGCTGTGGCCATGTCAGAGCGGAAATGCTCCCCTTGAAGCTCTGCCGGTAGTTCGGGTGCTCCTGCATATTGTTTGCGAAGCTCGGTGGCGTGTTTGCTGCGGCGGAAGGTGTACTTGAAGTAAGTGGCACCGTCCTGGTGATGACGTTCTCCCCCTTTGAAGCCTTCTATCTCCGGACCGCGTTGCTGTTTTTCTTCGGCAGCACAGCGTTTGTAGAAGGTGGTGGGGTAGCTGAATTCCTGCATGCCAATTTCATCGAAGCCCCAGCCTTGGGCGATCTGCTTGAAGAAACGGTGGCGCGCGCTGGCCTGATCCCGGATTTCTTTGAACGCCTCGACGTACAGGGGGGCGGTGGTTTTCATGTAGTAGCGCATGGTGCTTCTCCTTGGAATGGCCCAGGCGTTGCCGCGCCTGGGCGCTGGGGTTAGCGGGCCGCGATGGCCAGCAGGTTGGGGGTCAGGTAGCCGGCGGCGACCAGCACCACCAGGGTCAGGCCGCTGATGGCCAGCGTGATCAGGTTTTCGCGCTGGCTGGCCTGGTAGATGTCGTCGTTGTCGTCGTTGCGCATGGTGCTTCTCCTTGGGGTTGATGCCCGGGCGTTGCCGCGCCCTGGCGATTCGTCACTGCTGAAACAGCCAGCAGCGGACGGTCTTGGCGCGGTTGAACGCATCGGTCTGCCGCGCGGAATTGATGGCCTTGTTGGATTCCACGAACTTCGGGGACTTGCTGGTCTTGAGCAGGCGCTTGAGCTCGCCCAGCGGTGGCACCTGCTGCCGCTTGTTGGCCGCCATCTCGACGAACTCGTTGAGGTTGACGGCGATGTAGCCCTGCTTGCGCGAGTGGTTGAGCGCGCCGCCGTCGTCGTCCATGCCGTTGAGGAACTCGAACAGGTCCCAGAACTCGCGCACGGTCGGGTGGTCGGCGTTGATGGCCTGCTGGCGTTCCTCGGCCATGCGGGCGACTTCCTGCTGCACCAGGGCAACGCGCTCCTCGCCGAGCGGTACCACCAGGGCTAGCGCGTCCACCAGGCTCAGCAGCTGGGCGTGGTTCTTGGCGATCCGCACCGTGCGGATGCCCGGGCGGGCCAGCAGCTCCTGCTCGTAGCCGGAGGTGCGCTCGGTGACGGTCTGCACAATCTCCTGCTCGCGCTGCAGGGCCTTGACCAGGAAGCCGCTTACGCTCTCGATCGGCCAGCGCTCCAGCTGCTCGGCCAGCTGCTTGGTCTGCGGCGTGTGGTTCTCGCTGGTGAGGTGGACGTGGCAGATCCGCTGCAGGATCGGCTCGGAGGCCTTGACCGGGTTGTTCTGGGCGATCAGCAGGGCGCCGCGGAACGGCGGCTCGCGGGTGTCGTTGCCGTTGTTCTTCACGCCGGTGGAGCGGACGCTGCGGCCGTTGTAGGCGGTCTTGAGTTCGTCCCAGTCGTAGTGCTTCACCGGCGCGCCGTCCTGCTGCTCGCGCTCGGACTCGATCAGCACCACCGGCAGGTTGCCCACCTGGGCGAAGTTACGCGCCCGGCTGGCCGGGGTGGCCTTGGACGGGTCGAAGCCCTCGTACTCCATCCGGCCGACCAGCTTCCAGAACAGCTCCACGATGGTGGACTTGCCCGCGCCGGGCTCGCCGACCAGCTCCAGGAAGGGGAAGGACTTCTGCACCTGGCGGATCTGCTCCACGGTCAGGGCGCCCAGCCACCAGGCCAGCACCACCACGCCGCGGGCGCCGAAGCAGCGCCAGAACACGTCGAACCAGCTCTCGTCGTAGGCGCTGAGGTCGGTGTTGATCTGCAGCACCGGCGACTGGCTCTGCGACTTGATGCTCAGCGCGCCGACGTCGAAGAAGTCCTCCTCGTTGAGCTTGTAGACCTTGCCGCCGGCGATGGCCAGGTCGTTGAAGACGTAGGCGCCGTGCTCGCGGCTGTAGCCGATCCAGTCGATGGTGTTGACGGTTTTCAGCCGATCGAGCTGCGGCTCGAGCATGCGCTCCAGCTGCAGCGGGCTGCCGGTGTACATGGCGCCGTTGGCCACGTTGAGCAGGCGCTTCTTGAACTCCGGCGCCGAGGACAGCTGCGCGGCGCTGAATGTGCTCTTGATGGCCGGGCCGTCCGGGCGCTCGACGCGGAAGTAGTACCAGGCCTCGTCGGTCAGCTCGTTGCGCATGTAGTACAGCGCCTGGAAGTAGCAGTTGGCGATGCGCACCACCGAGCCGCTCTGGCGCAGGGCCTTCTCGCGGCGCTGCTTGTCGTTGAGCTGCTTGTCCTCGATGCGCTCCGACTCCTCCAGGTCGCGCATGGTGCGGTCGTACTTCTCCAGGTCGAACTTGAACCAGTACAGGCGGCTCTTGAAGGAGAAGGAAAACTCGGCCTTGGGCGCCCAGTCGTACATGAGCAGGCCCTTCTCCTCGGCGCTTTCCGTCAGCAGCAGGTCGCCCTCGTGGCGGGCCTCCTTGAGGTCTTGCTCGATGCGCTTGGCGCGGTCGTCGGCGCTCTCGATGAAGGCCCAGCGCTGGTGCAGGTCGTTCCAGTCGGTCTTCTTGCCGCCGCGCTGCGGGATGACCGCGGCCTTGCAGGTGAAGCCCAGCTCGCGCGCCTCCTTCGCCCAGCGGCGCATATTGGCCCGGGCTACCGGCTCGTTATCCAGCGCCCAGACCAGGCGCGGCAGGCGCTTGCCGGCCTCGGTGCGCAGCTTGATCAACGCCTGCAGGGACTCGGCCGGGAAGGGCGCGCTGGACATCATCGACACGGCGGCGGTGTCGTGGTGCAGCAGGGCGATCGCGTCGAAGATGCCCTCCACGACCCACAGCTCGTCGACCTCCAGCAGATCCACGCTCGGCGGGCACCACCAGACGCCCTTGTAGCTCTCGCCCGGCTTGAAGCGGGCCTTCTGCTTGCCGAAGCGCTCAGGGCGGTCGATCAACCGCTCCCAGTAGCCGCCCTTCTCCAGCGGGAAGCGCACGGTCGCGCTGCCGGCGTTGATGTCGCGGCTCCAGTAGTTCTCCTGGGTGAACCAGCCCTCGATCAGGTCAAGGCGGAAGCCCCGGGCAAACTCCAGGTAGGCGCGGGCCGTCGCGGTGGGGTTTTCAGCCGTGGCCGGGGCGGTCTTGCTCCAGTCGTTGAACAGGTCGTCATACAGCTCCTTGACGTGGACACGGTGGCCGCACTTCTCCGGGCGCCCGCAGATCAGCATCCACGGCGAGTCGTGGAAGGTGTACAGGGTCTTCTTGCCGCAGCTGTGCGCCGGGCATTTGCCCTTGCGCATGTAGTTGGTGCCGGTCATGTGCTTGAGCTCGAAGTCTCGCTCAATGCGCCGGAGCACCTCAGCCCGTAGTGATTCTTTCATCTGCATGGTGTGGCTGGCCTTACTCGTTGGCGCCGAGGGCGGCTTTCAGCGCGCCAATGGTGCGTTTGTGGCCGGCGAGGGCCGGGTAGTCATCGAGGATGCGGCGGCTGCGCTGGAACTCCGGCACGGCCCGATAGCGGTCGTCGTACCAGTGCTCCGTCAGGCCACGGCGCAGCTCGCAGCGCAGGCTGCTGAGCAGGGCCTCGGCTACGGGCTTGGGCATGTCCAACTGGATGGCGACGGCTTCTGGCATGGCGGCGTCCTCGAATTTCGGGTGCAACTTCCCCAAACCCGCAGCAGCGGGCCTGGGCTCTAGGGGCTAGGGATTAACCGACCTGGCGCAGGGTGCGCCGGGCGGGGTTGGCGATCAGGTGTCGGACGATCAGCGCCACCGGCACGGCGAAGGTCAGGCCGCTGGCCGGGTCGGTGATGACGGCCGTGTGGCCGGTACTGGTGCTGATGTCGAGGTGCATGCGGCAGTCAGCTGAGCGCAGCTCGCCGTAGGCCTTGGCCACCAGGTTCTCGGCTAGCGCCTTGGGGACATCCAGAGCCTGCTGCAGGTGCTGCACGGCGCGGGTGAACAGGGTTTGCTCGTCTGCCAGGTGTTCGGCCTGGTGGCGCTCGAGGAAGGCATAGGCCGCGGCCTGCATGGCGCTGCGATAGTCCTGGCCGGCTTCCGGGTGCTGCTGGTTGGCGGTGTTCATGCGGTGGCCCCCACGTGGTCGAGCAGATCGAGTTGGTTGGTTTTCGGCTGGCTGTCGCGCAGGGCCTGCATCCGCTGCACCGAAGGCGCGAGCGGCAGCGCCACGCGCGGCTTATCCAGGCCGCTGGGGCTGAGCGCGTAGTCCCAGGTGAGCGAGCCGGAGAAGGTCGCGCCGCAGGCGAAGTTGGTGCACTGGGCGTACATGGTCTTGAAGATGGGCGTCTGCGACTCGCTGTTGCGGATGCGCATGCGGCTGCCGCAGGCCGGGCACAGGCACTTGTAACCGCCGTTGTTCATCGTGCTCATGGCTTGGCCTTCCTGTGCAGGGCGATGACGGCGAGCACCTCGGTGTGCAGCGCGGCCAGGTGCTGGCGATGCACCTGGAGGATCTTGGCCAGCTCCTGGTTGTCGATGCCGTCGCCGATCGCATCAGCGATGGTCTGGTTGAGCTGGCCTTCCTTCACGTCAGCCGCCAGGGCCAGGTGGTAGAGCTCCACGTTGTCCAGCTCGGAAGCATCCGGCAGCGAGGTGAACAGCCCGTTGTACAGGCCGGCGATGTAGTCCGGCAGGTAGTGGGTGCCGCTGACCTGCTCCAGCTGCTGCAGCTGTTCATCGCTGAGCGGGCGGTGGCCGGTGCTCTCATAGAGCTGGTTGTCGAAGCGCTTGAGGTCCAGCCCCAGGAAGGTGGCGGCGCACTCGCGGCCTCCCGGGAAGGCGCCGACGATCGCCATGGCGACCTTGCGGCGGCTGTCGAGGATTGGGCGTTTCATCTTCTCGTTTTCCCCCTTGAGCCGGCGCACTAATGTGCGACCGTGCCTTCCTTGATACCGAGCAGCACGGCTGCGCGGTGGGCTTCACCCCGGAGGCACTTTTTCTGCCCGTTGAGGACGGCGTAGACGGTGGATTCGTTGAGCTGGTGTTTCTCAGCCCATTCCCGGACGGAAATACCGACGGCTGCTAGTCGACTCCGTGCGGCTTGGCGTGCTTGCTCTGTTGGGTAGGCGTTCGGCATAGTGCAGATTCGTGCAATTTCGTGTGATGACAGGCAAAGAATGATGCACGTTTCTGCATTGGTCAATAGCGGAGATGAAAAATTTTGCATCTTTCACGGGAGGCCATCGGTGCCCGCTTGCAAGAAGAGCGGAAACGGATCGGCCTTAATCAAGACGACTTTTCCCAGCGGATTGGCGTCGCAAAACGGACCCTCGCCGGCTATGAGAGCGGATCGAGCGAGGTAGGAGCTGCAGCTTTGGCGATGGCGGCTGGACTCGGCGTGGACGTGCTTTACGTCGTTACGGGCGAGCACAAACCCCGTCTTGGGGAGAGTCTTTCCGCTGATGAGGCGCACATCCTTGACAACTATCGCGCGCTATCAGCTAAAGACCAGGACGCAGTTGCCAGGCTGACGGCCGGCCTGCGGCTGATGAACAGCTCTATTAAGTGAACCAGGAAAAAGGAAACGAACGGATGCGAAAGGTTTTCGCCCTGGCGCTGCTCAGCGCCTCCATCATCACCCTCGCCGGTTGTGGCGAATCCCAGCAAGCCAGCCCTAAGCCGACGGCCGCCGTGCAGACTGAGGCCCTGACGCCGATGCACTTCGCCACAGTGGACGCCATGATCGAGGACTTCGGCGATTACTCTGCGGAGAACGGCAGTTTCGTGCTGGTGTCCAGCGAGCCGCTGAAGGTACAGTTCGCCCCGACCGTTGTGCCCGGAGACCTGCCGGAGAATATCGAACGGGAAGTGCGGCGCGCCGCTCTGTACGGGGTTTTCCGCACCCTTATTCATACCGATGCTGGGGCGGTGGCCGTGACAAGCGTGCCCAACGAGACGACCTTCAATCCGCACTCCACCCGGTTGCTCGAAAAGCCGAGCCTGACCATCAGCACCACCCGCGAGCAGGCACTGCAGGCGGTCAAGTCGCTGCTCGATGCGCAACAGCTTTCGGAGCTGGTAGTGCCGGAGCGTGCTGGCACCATCCAGCTCGACAACTGGCGCAAGGATTTCGAGGATCTCTACTTCAAGGACGAAGGGCAGAAGGCGCTGTTGCAAGCGCTGCAGGCCAGCGGTGCGGCAGTCTCGTTTAACGGCTAGACCTTCCTCTTGGTGCGATCAGAGCCCGGCCAAGTGCCGGGCTTTCTTTTGCCGAAAAGAGACCATGTTGGCAAACCGAATGCACACGTATACTGTATGGCTATACAGTATTTAGCGTATGGAGTTCGCGCATGTTGTCGAGTCGCCAGCCGGCCAGTATTACCGCAGAGGAACGCCCCCAGCCACGTGGTTATTTGAGCCGCAGCGAGCGGTATCTGCTGCGGTGGTACCGACGTATGCCGAAGGATGACCAGGCCAGCATGCTCCGATTCGTCAAGGCGATGGCGATCGCCAATCAAAGGCCCCCTGCCTGAGCGCGGGGATACAAGAAAGGCGCCCTCGGGCGCCTTTTTTCATGCCTGTGCATCCTGCATTCGCTTCCACTCCCGATCGACAGCCCGCTGCGCGTTGGCCTTGCTGGCATAGAGGTGCGTCAGTCGCTTGGGCTTGGTCTGCTCGCCCGCGGTGAGTTGCTTCTGCTCGCCCGTCTTCTCGTCGCGGTACCAGGCGACGACGCCGGTGTAGTCGCCGTCGTTGTCGGTCAGCAGATCCACGTCGTCGCCGTCGGGCAGCTTGGACTCCAGCTCCAGGCTGGTGGTGTAGCTCTCCGGCGTGAAGCTGTGGCGCAGGTTGCCGCCCAGCCAGACGATGGCCGCGATCTCGGCCTTGATGCCGAGCAGGCTGTAGGTCTGGTCGGGTGTCAGTTCCGGGCGGCCCTTGGCCAGGGTGTAGCTGAGCGTGGCGGTACCGCGCTGCAGCCGGTTCCACTCAGCCCTGGCGGCGCGCAGGGCGCTGGCCTGGTCGGTGTAGCTGTGGCGCAGCTCCTTGAGGTTGTCGCCGCCGCCAGCGATGGCCTCCTTTTTCTCGGCGCTGTTGACCTCGTAGTAGTACGCCTTGACGCCGGTGTAGCTGTCGCGGTCGGCCTGCAGGAAGCGGTGCTGGTCGCCGTCTGCCCGGGTGAGGGTGACGTGGGGCAGGGCCAGCCCGCTGGCGGTCGTGCTTTTGCCGGCTGGCATGAACAGCAGGCGCCCGGCCTTGATGGTGCTGATGGCGTCGTGCTGCTGGCCGAGGCGGGTGAGCAGGTTGGCGTCGCTCTCGTTGGCCTGGTCCAGGTGCAGCAGCTCGATCGCAGCGAGAAGGGGGCTGACCACTGGCGCCAGGCCGTGGGCTGCCGCGATCGAGGCGATTACCGCGCCGAGGGTGGCGCCGTCCCAGCTGCGCTCGCGCTTGGCCTTGAGGCCGCCGCGCAGGTCGGCGCTGCGGGCGCGGATGTTGAGCGTGTCCGGAGCGCCGCTGTGCTCGGTTTCGTCCACGGTGTAGCTGCCCTTGTCGACCAGCCCGGTGTCGCTCCACCCCAGCCACAGGCGCACGGTGGCGCCACGGGGCGGGATGGCCAGCAGGCCGTCATGGTCGCTGAGGGTGATGTCGAGCTGGTCAGCCTCCATACCTCGGTTGTCGGTCAGCTCGATGCTGACCAGGCGCTGCTCGATGTCGAGGGTGATGTCGCGGCCGTTGACCATCACGCGGCAGATCGGCTTGGGGTAGCTGGTTGCCTCGCGGTAGCGGTTGGCGGCCTCGCCGAGCAGGGTGCCGGCCTGTGCCAGGACGCTCACAGCAGCCCCCGGAGGATGCCGCCCACGCTGCCGGTGACGCTGCCGAGCAGATCCACGCGGCCATCATCGATGCGCGCCAGCTTGAGGGTGAACTCGATGCGCCGGGCGGCGCCGTCGCGGAAGAACAGGGTGCGGGTTTCGCTGAGCGATTCGATCACCCACAGGCCGTAAATCTTGCCGGTGCCTTCCACCAGCGGCCAGGCCTTCCCGGTGTCGGCCATCATGCGCAGGGTGTCCAGGCTCAAGGGGCTGCCGGCCAGCGCGGGCAGCAGCACGCCGGGCAGGGTGATGCTGTCCTCGCCCCGGCCCATGTATTGCCGCGCCGGGTTGGTACCGATGCGCGAGGTGCTGCCGTGGCGCCAGTCCGTCTGGCGCTGGAATTCCTGGTAAGCCAGGGTTTCCAGGCTGAACACGAACATGCCGAGGGCCATCATCATGGGGCGTTACTCCTGGTCGCTCAGCGAGCTGCGGTTGCGGATCTGGCTGGCGCGCATGGCCTCGGCCACTTTTTGGCCGACCAGCTGCGCGAGCTGCTGCTCGTTCATGCCCGCCGATGGGTAGACGTTGACCGTCACCGGGGGCAAGGGTGTCGCTGCCGCTCGGGTACCTGCTGCCGGTACCGGGGACAGCGGTGCGCGGTTGTCCATGGCGAGGGCTGGTCCGGCCATACCGAAGGTGAAGGCGCCGGCGGCGGCCAGTTGCTTGGCCATGCTGGTGACGGCACCCAGCGGGCCGCCCTGGCCACCGACTAGGCCTTGCTCCAGCCCCTGCATGGTGAAGCCGCCCAGCTCGGCAAAGACGCGCGACGGCGAGTGGATGCCGAGCTTCTCCTTGAACCAGCTGACGGTGCTGTCTGCGGCGCCGGTGATGGCGCCCTTGACCGCTGCCAGACCGTTGGTGATGCCTTGCACCATGCCCTGCATGAGCATGCTGCCGAAGTCGGTGAACTTGGCCGGCATATCCACGCCGAAGTAGTTCATCACGGCAGCGAAGGCGCGGTAGAACAGGCCCAGCGGCGAGAAGTCGAGGATCAGCTTGCTGATACCGAGCAGCCCGCCGTTGAAGCCGGCCTTGATCTCGGCCCACAGGCCGAGGAAGAAGGCCTTGATCGGCTCCCAGTTCTGATAGATCAGGTACGCGGCGGCGGCGATGGCGGTGACGGCCAAGCCGATGGGGTTCATCAGCAGCGCGCGGCCGATCAGCAGGATGCCTTTCCACACCAGGGGCAGGGCTACCTTACCGAGCTGGACGAGTACGCCCACCAGGCTGAAACCTTTTATCGTCATCAGCGCCATGCCGTAACGGAGCATGGCGAACGGCCCGAGGAAACTGGCCATGGCCAGGGTGATAGCCCCGAAGCCGGCCGCCAGCGCAGCAACCCCGGCGACAGTCTTGATGATCTGGCCCGTCAGCTCGGGGTTGGCCTTGACCCAGGCGTTCAGCCGCCCGACCACGCTGTTGAAGCTCTCGATCAGGCCCAGCACGCTCGGCTTGAGGGTTTCACCCAGCGCGGAGGACAGGTTGAAGGCGCGGTTCTTGGCCATCTCCCAGCGCTTGCTGAGCAGTTGGGCAGCAATGTCGGCCTCCTTCTGCATTGAGCCTGCGCCAGCGGCAGCGTTGGCCAGCTCAAGCTGCCGGCGGTACTCGCCGATGTTGGCTGCCAGCTTGCTCGCGTCGTCGCCGTACTCTTTGCCGAACAGTTGCGTGGCGACTGTCAGCTGGTTTTCCTTGGGCAGTTTGTTCAGCGCGTCCAGCACTTGCTGAATGGTGCCAGTGGCATCCTTTGCCATGCCGTTCTGCAGGGCTTTGGCGTCCAGTCCAAGCTGGGCCAGGCCTTTCTGGAAGCGCTTGGGCTGCTCGGTGGCGATGGCCAGCTCGCGGATCATGGCGTTGGTGGCGGTCCCAGCCACCTCGGCAGAGGCGCCCAAGGTCAGGAAGGTGGACCCCAGCGCCGCTGCATCCTTGAAGCTCATGCCAACCGAGGCGGTGATACCGGCGGTGCGCTGCATAACGTCGATGATATCGGCGCCCTTGGACTTGGCGTTGTCGTCCAGGTAGTTGATGGCGTCGCCCAGCTGGCCCACGTTCTTGATCGGCAGCTTGTACAGGTCGGCAATGCGCGCGAGGTTTTCGCCGATCTGGTCTGCTGGCAGTTCGAATGCCGTGGCGGCGTTGGCGGCGACCTCGGCAAAAGCCAGGAGGTTGCCCTTGCCCTGGACGCCCATGCGGGCAGCGCCCTCAACCAGAGCCGCGATGTCTGTGCTGGCCATGGGGATGCGCTCGCTCATGGCCTTGATGGCGTCCGCCATCTCGTAATACATGGGCGTGAGCTGGCCACTGGCAGTCCGTGCGCCTTCTACCTGCTTGGCAACGCCGGCCATGGCGTCTTCGAAGCTCATGTAGTCCTTGACCATGCTTAGCACGGGCAGGCCCATACCAGCCCCCGCAGCTGCCGCGCCTGCTCCGGCGCTGGCCATGCTGCCGGCGAGTTGCTGGCTCTTGTCGTATTGGGCGCGTGCCGCCGCTGCCTGCCGTGCCTGCTGGCTGAGGCGCTGCATGCGCTTGGTCTGCTCGCCGATGCTCTGGTTGGTTTGCTCGATGCGCTGGCGCAGGTCGCGCTCATGCTGGCTGAGGTTGCGGGTACTGATGCCGGCGGCGCCGAGCTTGCTGCGCAGGCCCTGGAGTTCAACCTGCTGCTCCTGGTGCTTGCGCTTGAGGTCGGTGGCGGCGCGGATGGCGTCGCGCAGATCCTCGGTCATCTGCTTGGTGGGCACACCGGCAGCAGCCATATCCTTGCTGAGCGCCTTGACCTTGTCGCGGGCGCCCTGGAGGGCTGTCTCGGTATTGGCGCTGATGGCGCGCAGGCGTTGCCAGCTGCTGACGTCGTTCTGCTGGGCCTGCAGCTGCTTGAGCTGGTCGCGGGATTCCTTGAGGGCCCGGCCGAGGCCGACGCTTCCTTGCGTCACGGCGCGGATGGGGCGGGTGGCGCGGTCGATGGCCTGGAGGATCACCTCCATTTTCAGATCATTGGCCATGACTTTGCTCCCAGCGTGTTCTGGCCCGCTCCCGCCATTCGATCAGATCAGACAGGGCCAGCGAGTCCATATCCGCCGGGCCCCAGTGAAAGACCATGGCCAGGTCGGCCATGGCGTCTTCTACGCAACGAGGGCAGCCGCTTCCTTCGCCGACTTCGGCAGCAAAAAACTGCACACCGCCACGCCCAGCTGCATCAGGTCAGCGGGGTCCATGCGGCCGATTTCCACGTCGGTGAGGGTCGGGGTGGTGATACGCGGCAGCACCTTGCGCAGGGCCAGCACGTCCATCTGCGAGAGGTCCATCAGGGTGACGCCGCGCAGCTCGCCGCTCATGGGCTTGCGCAGGGTGACCTCGGTGATGGTCTGCTCGCCACGGATGATCGGGGTGTCGAGCTGCACGACTTCCTCGTTGGGGTTCTTGGTCTTTTCAGAGGTTTCGGTGGCCTTGGCCATGGGGTTGCTCCTTGGTGATTGGGTTGCCGCCAGCCTGGTGACCGGCGGCGGTTGGGGTTAGATACCCAGTGCCTTGCGGTGATCGGCCAGCAGGTCTTCACCGTCGACGATGTAGACGAAGTTGAGCAGGTCGATCTCGACCAGGACTTCGCCGTCGACGCTGAGCTTGTAGTAGCTGAGGGCGGTGTTGATCTTGTGCTCGGTGTCTTCGCCAGGGGCGGCATCACCGAAGTCGATCTCTTCATGCCGGCCGCGCGCGACGATTTCCACGGCGCTGACTTCGCCGGTGTCGTCACGTTGCACGGAACCTGCGAAGCGCAGCTGCACGCCGTCGACCTTGGTGGCACCGAACTGGCGGACGGCGATCAGATCCCAGCCGCCGAGCGTCCACTCCAGCACCAGGCCGTCGTCGCTGTGGCCGAGGTCGACCTTGACCGGGCCGTCCATGCCGCCGCCGCGATAGGCCTCCAGCTTGCGCCCGAGCTTGGGCAGGGTGACGGCCTTGGCGACGCCGAGGTAGCTGTTGCCGTCGTTGAACAGGTTGAGGTGCTTGAGCTTCTTGGGCAGGGCCATGGCTGGGCTCTCCTACGGCGCGGCCTGGGCCGCGCGGGTGAATGGGGTTAGGCGTTGACGCGGGCGGCGAAGTCGACCAGGAAGCGGTCGGTGATGCGCTGCTGCAGGTTCAGGTTCTCCAGCGGCGGCACGGGGGTGTAGTCGTAGTCGATGTACAGCTTGCCGGCCTTGAGGGTGTCCTTGTCGTTGAGCGCCTCGTCGTACCAGCACTCGCCGCCAATCAGGTAGCCCAGGCGGGTCAGCTCGCGGAACTTGGCGTTGATGCCCTCGACAATGTCGCGCACCAGGGACGGGTGCATCGGCTTGTCCACAGCCCAGAAGTGCGCCTCGGCCATGGTGTCCGCCAGCACCTGGGCGGTGCGGGTGTAGTTCTCGAAGGCGAACAGCGGGTCGGCCGAGCAGGTGCGCGAGCCCCAGAAGCGGAAGCCGTCGCGGCGGATCAGCGTGGTGACCTCGTCGGCGTTGAGCAGGCCGGCGTCAGTGTTGGGGTTCTGCAGGTCGAAGTAGATGTCCTTGGACAGCCCCGACACGCCGTTGACCGGGATGTTGGACAGGGTCTTGTGCCAGCCGACCTGCTCGTCGAGCTTGGCGCGCAGGCCCAGGGCGCGTGCGGTGGCGCTGGCGGGCTTGTTGGCGCTGGTGACGGTGTCCCAGGAGATGAAGTCCGGCCAGATGAGCATCAGCTCGCGGGCGCCGAAGCCGGCGCGGTAGGCCAGGGCCTCGGAGACGGTCGCGCAGTCCCAGCAGCTGGCGTAGGCGAAGGCGCGCAGCTTCTCGGCGATGGCGACCAGCTCGGTTGTGACAGCCAGGTTGTCCAGGTCAGGCACGCCTAGGATGCGCGGACGTACGCCCAGCTGTGCCTCTGCCGCCAGCAGAGCCTTGAGGCCGGTGTACTGGCCGTTGACGACTCCACCGATGACCTTGGTGGTCTGGTCGGCTTCCTTGGCGGCTGCATCCGCGCCCACACCCTCAGCCACACGCACCACCACCACGATGGGGCTGGCCTGGTCGGCGATGGCGTCCAGGCTCTTGGCCAGGGTGCCGGCGGTGCCGGCCTTGCCGATGGCGTTGAGCACGTTGGTGATCAGTACCGGGGTGTTGAGCGGGAAGGCGGCTACATCGGCGTCGTCAGCAGTGCAGACCATGCCGATCACAGCGGTGGAAATGGTGCGAATGGGGCGGGTGCCCTCGTTGATTTCGACGACGCGGACGCCGTGATGGTAATCGGCTGGCATGGTGTGGCTCCTGCGGGAGAGTGCCGGATCAGTGAGCCTTGAGATTGACGCGCGCGCGCAAGAACCGCTATTGGCGGGGCCTGTAGCGGCGTGGGCTACAGGACGAACAGCACGAAAACCCCGCCTAAGCGAGGTTCGTGGTGACCATGTCGAGGTACTGCTCTAGATGGTCAAGCGTTGTTGCCGATGCCAGCCACGGCGGCCTCGATGGCGGCGATGGTTTCGGCGGCGATGTCCTGCGCCTGCTCGATCTGCCCGGCATCCATGGCAGCCCTGACCATGGCCTTGGCCTGCAGGCGAGCCTCGCGGATCTGGTAGAGCGCCTCGTTGTAGGCGGCGGCCTCGGCCAGGATGCTGTCCGCAGCCTGCTGCGCTGTGCGGCCCTCGATGGCCCAGGCGGCGACAGTGCGGGGCACTGCTCCGGCTGGATAGCCGGAATCCTTGAAGGCCTGCGCCTCGGCGGCTGACTTTTCGTACTCCACGGCGCGCAGCGGGTCGCCGGCAACGGCACGGCGGGCGGTGTCGGCGGCGGCGTCGATCCGCGCGCAGAGATCAGCGGATGCCACAGGCGGCTGCAGAACGACAACCAAGCGCGGACGACCATCGGGGCCGACTTCGATAAGCCGACCCTTTAGGCTTTCATATTCATGATCAGAAATTTCGAGAGCATCGCCAGGGATGCCTGCGACCCCATGAAATTCGAGACTGTAAAAGCCTCCAGTTGTAGGTGAATAAAACATACTTGCCTCCTTTATTTACCGCGCGAGCGCCAATGAATAGTCGGCACATAGCCAAGGACCGGCGTTGTAATCGCGATCGTCATTCCCGTGAGGGCATTACCAGTTCCAGACAAGTTAAGCGACGCAGACGCGCCAGCCATGCTGATCTGGGCAGAAAACGAAGAGCAGGCCAGGGTCGTCTCTGCCTCAAACACCGTATTAGGAAAGGCCAGCGGATAGGTCACGGCGTAGTAGTTGGTGTAGAACGTTGTGCCGCCGATTGATTGCTGGTTGTAGGCACCTACAGCAGGAAGAGTTTGCGTCGCCCATTGCTCGATTTCACCGGATGGCAACTTGCGCCAGCCAGGGTTGGCGAGAGACGAAGCAAAATCAGAATTGTTCCCAAGGTCAGCACTTGAGAAAACGACCTGCCAAACCCCTGGGCCGACCACCACAAACTTGGCGAATTGCCCAGTTTTGATCGTGTAATTTCCAGTAGAACCGCTACTTGACTGAATAGCCGAGCCTGCGCCAGCAACGACAGCGAGGCTAACGCTGCTTACCGTGCAGAATACCGAGACGGCCGCCCCGACAGGCGCCCCCAGACTAACTGGCGAGGGTAGTGTGAGTGTTTTCCCAGAACCGTCTGGCCAAAGTACACGACCCAAATCAGCAGCAGTTAGCGACCTTGAAACGGTAAGCGCTGCAAAGCCTGAATAGTTTCCAAGTGCCCGCTGCACGAATTCGGTGGTCGCTAAGGAGGGGTCGTTGTCGAACTGCGCAGGAGTCGGCGCCTTTGGATCACCAGTGAAAATCGGTGAAGCCAGCGGCGCATAGCCCTTTGTCACGTCCTGAAAGGTCAACGCCGTGGTGCCTAGGACAATCGCGCCATCGGTCACCAGTTGCCAGCGGGAGTCGGCCATGGTGGTGCCCTGTTCAACATGCACCACCAGCCCAGGGGTTACCTCGACACTCATATCCGCGTCATCTGCCCGCGACCAGGCGCCTGCGGCTGCGATGTACAGACCGTTATCCTTGGCTGCGGCCTGGTTCTTCACCAGCACCCGATCACCCGCCACCAGCACGATGCCATCGATCGTCTGCAGCCCATTCAGTGCGATGTTGGCGGTGGTGGCCGCCCGCACTGACTGCTTGTGGTCGAGCTTGGCCAGTTCCTCGGCGATCTTGCCGTCGCAATAGGCGCGGGTGGCCAGCACCACGCTGGGGTCGATCTTGAGGGTGATGCTTTGCGTGCTGCTGACCAGCAAGTTGAGGCGGACCACCTGGGTGCGGCCGCTGCCCTGGGCGAGCTGCGGTTTGAAGGTGGGGGGGCAATTGGCTACGGCCACAAGGTCGCCGGCTTCGTCGTAGAGGCCGATCTCGCGGATCCACCAGCCGCCCACATCCTCGGGGATAACCTGCTCGGCGATGATGATGGATGCATTGCTGGGGTCGACCTTGATCTGGTTGAGCGGCGCGCGGCGTCGTTCGTTGACCAGCTCGGTCTGGAGGCGATCTGGCATGGGCTCGGCGCCGTTGCCATCCCCCACGCCGAGCTGAGTGATGTTCCAGGCGATGCCTAGGGCTTGGGCGTTGGCCAGTCGTGCCTCACCGACTGCGGTGAGGATGGCCATGAACTGCGAGTTCTGGTCTGCCATTAGTAGATGTCCATGCTGTCGATGACGTGTTCACGCGAGCCCCAGGCCAGCGTGCCGCTGACCTCGATGTCACGCGATGCGGGTGGGTAGATGTCGAGTTCGTCGCCGCTGGTGAGCACGACGCCGATGTTTTCCGTGCCGGCGATGTCGAGGCTGATGGCCAGACCGACCAGGTGGCGGGTGAGCGGCTTGGCGTCGTCGATCAGCCAGGTGAGTTCCTGGTACATCTCGTCGGTGATGCCGGTGTCGAGCACGCCGACCAGCAGGCGAAAAGTGCCGGGCACTCCGGCCGGGACTTCCTCGAACCACTCGTAGACCTCGATCAGGTAGCCCAGCGGCTCGACCACGCGGCGCAGGGCGCCGATGGTGCCCTTGTGGGCATGGATGAAATAGGCGGCGCGGATGGCGGCGCGCTTGGCGCTCTCCGGCCAGACCTGGGACCAGCGGTCGACGGAAAAGGCCCAGGCGAGGTAGGGCAACAGCTCGACGGGGCAGGTGTCCGGGTTCCATAGCTGGCGCAGCGATACCGGCACGCGGTCGATATGCGCCAGAGCCTCGGCGGCCAGGCGTTCCAGGTCGGTGGCATTGGCCGGTAGCAGGCGGGCAGCCATTACTCGGCCACCGTGACGCTATAGCCGGTGCAGTACGGCGCCTGCTGCAGGGTGGCGACGATGTCCACCCAGCCAGTTAACTCGACGCGCTTGACTCCCTCGATGTGCAGCGCGGCGTCGAGGGCCGAGCGGTTCACCTCCATGCCCAGCCGGCGTCGCTTGCTGACCAGGGCCGCCAGTCGGGCCTCGGCGGCGGCACGGATTGGCTCGGCCTCCGGGCCTACGGTGGTGAGGTGCAGCACGGCGGTGACGGTGTAATTGAGTACCTGGGCGCTCTGCACGGTGAGGCGGTCGGCCACTGGGCGGCGGTCCTCGTCGCCGAGGTAGGCTGCAACGATATCGAGCAGTTCCGGGGTGGCGGCGCCATTGCCCAGGGCGCTCTGCACGGTGACCACCGCCTGGGCCGGCGCCGGGCTATCGGCGGTGGCGTCGGCCACGCGGCCGTCGGCGCTGCGGGCGTGGAAGATGTAGGCGTTGCGAGGGCCTGCGGTGCTCAGGCCCTCCATGGCCATCTGGGTACGTTCGCGCAGTGCGTCGTCGCTTTCCATGACGGCGGCCACCGGCGGCACGGTGTTGGGGTTGGCCGGGACGATGGTCAGCCGCTGGACGTTGAAGCGGGCGGCGATCTGCTCCAGGTCGCCACCCTTGGCGAAGGGCAGCATCACGGCCAGGGCAGCCTCATTGACGCGCTGGCGCCACAGGGTTTCTCGGTAGGCGTTCTCCTGCAGCAGCTTGGTGAGCGGCTCGGACTCCAGCTCTAGGGTGGCGGCGATTTCTGCCTGCTGCGCGGCAGGCCACAGGCTGATCGCGTAGGCCTTGCGCTCGGACAGGATCAGCTCGTAGTCGATCTGCTCGACCACGTCCGGAGCTGGCAGTTGTGACAGGTCGATGGGGGTGAAGGTGGTCATGCTGCGGCTCCCAGGCTAAGCGGCACGCGCAGGCTCAGCGCCTCGTTGCTGTCGGTGAGGGTGCCTTCCAGATCAAGGATGGCCTGGCCGGCGACGTCGCCCAGACTGAGCTGCACGCGGCTGAGGCGGATGCGTGGCTCCCAGCGCATCAGGGCCATGGCGGTGGCGGCATAGGCCTGCAGGCGGGTGGCACTGTTGAGGGGCCAGTCGATCAGGTCGATCAGTTGGCTGCCGTATTCGCGGCGCATGACGCGGCTGCCGATGGGCGTGGTGAGCACGTCGGCGATTGATTGCGCCAGGTGCTGACTGTCGGCCACAGCGCGGCCGGTGCTGGCGTTCATGCCGATCATGCGGTGGGCACTCCGGTCTTGGCGCTACCCGCCTGCACGCCGCCATGACGGTGGTTGATCAGGCTGATGCCGGCGGCGATCACGTCTTCGCTGACGGTCACCAGGCCGGTGATGTCCACGTCGCCGAGGATGGTGATGCCGCCTGTGGCTTGCAGCTCGGCCTGGCCGCCATCGGGCAGGATGGCGCTGAGACGGTGGGCGATGCTGTCGTATTCGATGACGGCGCCGTCGCGGTAGGTGCGGCGGTGCAGGCCTTCGCGGTCGCCGTTGGCGGTGATCAGGTCGCTGAACAGGCCAGTCAGGGCCACGCCCTGGGCGAGATGGCCGGACGGGCTGAGCAGCACTACCTGCTCGCCGGCGGTGGGCGGGTCCCACTCGCGGTCGGCGCCGGCGCGCAGGTTCAACCATGGCAGCCAGGTGGTGGTGATGTTGCCGCTTTTGACCTTTACGCGGGGCGGCTGCATCTGCACCTCGGCAACGGTGCCAAAGCGGACGATGTTTTCGATGAGTCGGGCGAGGTCGGCGAGGTTCATGCCGCTGATGCTGACGCTCGCGCGCGCGAGGCGCACGAAGCTGGGCTTGTAGCGGATGGCGCTACAGCGACGGGTCAGCTGGTGAGGTGTTCGAGCAGGCGGTCGCGGATCAGATCGAGGTCAGCATCTGTGAAGCCGAGCAGCTCGCGGCGGTCGTATTGCACATCGGCCTGGCCACGCTCCGGACGGTCGCGCAGGCCGTACTGGTGGACGCGGGCAATGCGGGCCACGCGGCCCATGAAGCCGATGGCGATGGCATCCGCGCTGCTCTGCACCTTGAGGTGCTTGGCCTGGCGCAGTTTGGCGAACATCTGCCGCTTGATGCGGCCCTTCTTGGCGCGCAGCTGGCGGGGTTTGCGCGGGGCAAAGGCGCTGCCATCCGGGTTGCGCTGGGTGGCGATGCGCTGCTGCTGGCTGCGGCGCAGGTCGCGGCCGATCTGCTGGTTGAGCTGGCGGCGGGCGCCTGGCTCCAGCTTGGCGAGCAGGGCGCCGGCCCAGTCTTCCAGGGCGCGCAGGTTGTCGGTCATGGGGTTGGCTCGCCCCATTGGGCGATCACTTCGCCGCCTGGGGTTTCCAGGCGCAGGCCCTCGAGGGTGAAGGTTTCCTCGAACAGTTCGGGCTCGTCCGGATGACTGACCTGCAGGCTGCCATTGGGTTGTGGCTTGACGATCACCCGCTCGGTGAGCGGCAGCTTGAAGGACAGATCGACCTTGCTGTTGTCCAGGATGTCGGCCTCGAAGCCGATGGCGGTCTTGCCCTTTTCCAGGTTGGTGAGCAGCTCGGGCTGGTTGGTGCGCAGCCAGGCGAGCAGGGGGATAACGACGGCGTCCGGGTGACCGGCGTAGTCGGTGAGGATGACGTTGAGGGTGTAGCTGTACTCGAAGGACAGCGCAGGCGCGGCGGTGCTGCGGATGCTGCCGTTGTCGATGAACACCAGCAGGCGGTCGGGGTTCTTGTGCAGCTCGGGGACGGCGGCCAGCAGATGGTCGCGCAGGCTGTTGGGCTTGTTCATGGCTGGGCGGCCTTCTGTTGATGCTGGTGGATCATGTCGACCTGGGCGGCGCAGTCAGCCCAGGCGGCCTCGGTGGCCTCGATGTCGCGCAGCAGCTCGCCGTTACTGGCGGGGCGCGCTGGCGGCAGGCGGCACGGCACTACGGCGGGGCAGCCAGTCTCGATAACCAGCGGCTCCGGTGATGGCGGGGCGCTCGCGCAGCCGGCGAGCAGCAGCAGGCAGAGGCTGAGCGGACCATTGGCGAAGGTCGGCATTTTCACGTTCAAGCTCCTGGATCTGGTTGAGGCGGTCGGCCAGGTTCTGGCGCAGCAGATCCTGGGTGGTGCGCAGCGCGGCCTGGGCGGTGCGCTCGGCCTGCAGGGCTCCGTCGAGGCTGGTGATGGTGGCGGCCTGGCGGGCGTTGCGCTGCTCCAGCTGCTGCAACTTCTCGGCGGCCAGAGCGGCGCGGGCCTGCTCAGCCTGGATGCGCTGGTACTGGCCCCAGAGCAGTAGGCCGATGGCACCGAGCAGGACAAGGCCGTAGAAGGCCTGGCGCAGGGTGGTCATTTGCGGTACCAGCCGGCGGCGTTCATCGCGGCTTCATCCAGGGCATGGACGTCGCCCAGGACGATCAGGCAGCGGATGTTGAGGCCGTCCGGGCCGAGGGCCGCCACAAGCTCGCTGGCCTGTTCGTATGTGGTGTCGGCTGGCAGGCAAACGACGTCGCCGTTGCGCAGTTCCAGGCGGCGGGCGTGCTCGATCAGGCTCATGCCGCCTCCTTGCTGCAGCCGCAGATGGCGTGCCGCTCATAGGCGCGCTCGAGTTTCACGTCGTACAGGTTCCGAGCGTAGGCCGGGCCGTTGTAGGCCTTGGCGAACTGCGCCCACTTCTTGCCCTTGAGGGCCTTGTGCAGGGCCGGATCGGCCTCGATGAAGCGGACGAAGGCCTCGAACTGCTCGTTTTCATCCTTGGCCATGTGGCTGACGAAGTCGGCGACGCTGGCATAGCCGAGGCGCTCGGCGTGGTAGCCCATGATCTGGAATGCGCCCCAACTGGTGGACTCGTCGGCGCTGGTGGTGTCCAGCATGCGGGCCTGGGCCAGGCGTTGGTGTTCGGCGCTGCCGCCGGCATAGCCGCCCGGGCGCTTGTTGACCAGGTGCGGATGCAGGGCGGCCAGAGCATCGGCATGGAGCTGCAGGGCTTCGGCGTCGTCACCTTCTGCACGCGGCAGGGCCAGACGCTGGTACATGACGTGGCGCTCGAACAGGACCTTGGGCTTGCCGTTGTCCAGGAAGCCGGCGCCGCTGCTCTCCACCTCGTTGACGGCGTAGACCACGGCCAGCTCGATGCCCAGGCGCTCTGCAGCCGCCACCAGGGTGGCGTTGCGCAGCAGCAGGCGGCAGTCGGTACCGGCGAGGGCGGCGAGCGTCTTTGGGCCGGCGATGCCATCGGCCACCAGGCCGACCTTGCGCTGGTAGGCGCGCACGGCCTTCTCGGTTTCGTCGCCGAAGTCGCCGTCGGCGAACAGCTTGGCGCCCTGGGCGTTGAGTTGCTTCTGCAGCTGGAGCACGGCCTGGCCGCGATCACCGTGTTGGAGCTTGGTCATACAGATGGCCTCAGCAGGGCGGCGAGGTTGCCGCGTGAGCGGTAGACGAGGATGCACAGCAGCACGGCGATGGCGGCTTGCCAGAGGCTGACGGGGCGCTGGTAGAGCAGGATTTCCAGCCCGGCGCAGATCAGGGCGCCGATCAGCAGGCAGGCCAGCAGTGAGATGCCACGGCGGATACGGGCGCCGTTGCGCTGGAAGCACAGCAGGCGCAGCGCCGAGGCGAGGTAGGCCACGGCAGCGGCGAGGGGAATCAGGTGGAGCAGGGCGGTGGCCATGGTCACTCTCCTTTGCCCTTCTTGAGCCAGGCCGGGATTAGCCCCTGGAGGAATGCCTGCACGTCGGACAGTTCCATGCGCTCGACCACGGCCAGCACCTTGAGGGCGATGGGCACGACGAGAATGGCGCCGACGAAGCCGCCGGGGCCGGTTTGGGTGATGGGGGTTTGCGCCACGATCTCGCTGGCGCTGACGTAGCCGGCACCGACCGAGACGATCAGACCGAACAGGCGCTGCCAGGCCTTGAGGTCTTTCTGGTTCAGGGCGATCAGCGCGGCACCGATGATGGCGCCGAACAGGGCATTGCCATCCATGTTGGGCAGGAAGGTGGCCAGGCCTACGCCGGCGGTGGCAGCGACCACGACGGTGCTGGTGGTTGGTTCAGCCATGGTGAGTCCTTTCGGTGATGACGGTGGAGTCGTGGCCGCTGGCCAGATCAATGCCGAGCCAGTTGGGTTCCTTGAGGCTGTGGCCGAGCTGGACGAAGGGCAGGCGGTTGATGCGGGTGGCCACGTCTACCAGCAGGGCCGGCGAGTAGCGCTGGCCATCCTGGAAGCCAAGGGCAGCGGCGCAGAACTCGCTGCAGAACATGCGCTGGCGGTCGTCGATGGCCACGGGCAGCAGCTGGCTGAGGAATACGCCGAGCCAGTCGTAGCCCAGCCCCCAGTGGCGTGCGAAGACGTCCTCGATGCGTGCCTCGGATGCCCAGGGCAGGGGGAACAGGTCCCAGTGCTCCAGGTTGAGTTCGATGTGCTTTTCGCGCACGCCACCGTCCATGGCCGAGGCGGAAAGCCAGCGGCCGTCGGGCATGACCAGCTCGCAGTGGCTGTAGCGCGAGCGCGTCCAGATGCGGATCAGGCGGTTGAACAGCTTGCCCTTGCCTTTGTAGGCGGCGAGGTAGATCAGTCCCATAGGTTCAGCACCTGGCGTTGTTCGGCTTGGGGGGCGGCATCTGGCAGGGTGACTTGGGTGCCGTGGGGGATGATGGGGCCGAGATCGGCCAGGCCTGGGTTGGCTTCGAGCACCAGCTCGGTGACGCCGGCGGTGCGGCCGTAGTAGCGCCAGCAGATGGCGTCGACGGTGTCGCCCTGGCTGGCGATCACGGCGGCCATCAGAGCAGCTCCACGGTGGTGTGGCTGATGCCGAGGATGCTGCGCAGGGCGTGGCGGGCGTCGCGGCGCAGCTCGTCGATGTTGGTGGTTTCTTCGGTGGCCTTCTGCTCGCCGCTGTTGGTGGCGTCGTAGCTGCGGTACCGCTCGACCAGTTCGGCGGTGGCACGGCAGTAGATGGCGCGGCGGTAGAGGTGCAGCAGCTCGCTTTCGCCATTGATCTGCTCTGCCGGTACTGCGGCCAGGGTGGCGTGGCCTTCTGCCTCGCGGGCTTGGCGGTAGGTGGCCAGCTCGCGGTTGGCTTGGATCATGGCGTTGATCGCGGCGGTTTCCAGGCGCTCAGGGGTGGCGCTGGCGTCCAGGCGCATGGCGGCACGCAGGTCGAGGCAGTCGATCTCCGGCCAGAAGGCGCCGTTCTCGATCGTGTGCTCGGCGGCGCTGCTGCCTGTGGCGATGAATCCGCTCATGGTCGAGGCTCGAATAGGTCGGCGGTGGTCGGGGCTTCACAGACAGTCCAAGGAGTAAGCCTGCTGATCCGCCCCGAGCCGCCGGGTGCGTGGGGACGCTCGGTTAGCTGGCAGGGCCAGCGTGTTTCTTGAGGAGGCGCTCGGCGCGCTCCAGGTCTTTCTTGCCGCCGCACTTGTCGTGCAGCTTGATTGCACGCTGGAGCAGGGCGATGCCGAACTGCAGCCAGGCCAGTTCGTCCGGGGTGAGCGTTTCGGCGTCGTAGTTGAGCTGGGCCAACTGGGCGCGGCCTTGGGCGAGCACCAGCTTGGCGCGGGCCTCGTCGGGCATGTCCTGGTCGGCGGTGAGTTCGGCGGTGCGGTTGAGGGTCACCAGCGGGAAAGGCTTGCCGGCCTTCTGTGCATTGAGCGCAGCGGTGGCGACTTCCTCGGCAACCAGGCAGCCGGTGGTGCGGTTGAAGCGATCCGGCATGACCAGCTGGTGGCGCAGGACGTACTCGGCGATCTGCAGGCCGCCGTCGAAGTCGCTGGCGTCGAAGCGCCAGACCATGACGGTGACCAGCACGTCGTCCTGTGCGCCCTGGCCTGCCGAGAGCACGCCCTCGATGTAGGGGACGTACTCCGGCAGCAGCTCGGCCTTGAGCTTCGCCTTGCCTTCCGTGGACTGCACCTGCTTGAGGCGGAACTGGTCCTGCTGCAGCTTGGCCAGCATCACCTCGTAGTTGGTGGCGCCTTCCATGAGCGCGGCCGGGGCGGCGGCTGCCGCCTCCTGGGCTGCGCGTTTGCGCAGCTGGTTACGTTGGGCAAGGGAAAGGCTCATGGGTTAGGCCTCAGTCGGAGCCGGGTAGGTCATGGCCTCGATGTTTTCCACCAGGGCCACGGCGCCGAAGTCCTCGATGACGTAGGCGTCATTGCTGGACTGGTAGTCGGCCACGCGGTCGTACTCCGGCTCGTCCTTGAGGTGGCGGCGACGGGCGCCTTCCTGCCAGTAGATGGAGAGGTTCTTGAGGAAGGTGACCAGCACGGTGCCTTCCGGGAAGAACGGCGCATCGACCACCGGCAGGCCGCCGAGACGGGCGCGGCTGACGATTTCCTGGGCGGCGTTCTCCTCCTGGTTGGAGGTGGCGCCCTTTTCCACGGCCTTGAGCAGCTTCTCGTGCATCAGGTCGCGGCTGACCAGGACGACCAAGTCCGGGCGGGTGCGGTGCCACGGGTCGAGCATCTGGACGGCATCGAAGACCAGGCCGTCTAGGGTCTGGTAGTCGCCGCTGATCTCGGTGTCGACACCGGCCACCTTGATGACCTTGGTGGCGCCGACGGTGACCTTGCCAGCCACTGCGCCTTCATCGAGCACGCGATCAGCGGCGCCGGTGCGGATCTTCTGCAGCCAGCCGATGTTCACGTCTTGCAGCAGCGGGTAGGTGGCGCGGTTGGTGGCCGCGGCAGCGCTGACACCGTTGAAGCCGATCATGATGCGGTCGAGTGCCTGGCGCTCGATGATGGCGTTGGTCAGGCGCACCTGGAAGTCCGGGAACTTGGCCCAGGCGTCGAGCAGGGCGTAGGGGAACGCCGTGTCGAAGTTGGTTTGCTTGCAGGTGTAGCTGTCCTTGGCCAGTTCGGACACGTCGGCCGGGTTGCGGCGGTTGCCGACGGCGGTATTGGTGCGGCTTGCGACAGGGCCGTTGACGCCGACGAGCAGGGCTTCGCCGCTTTGTTCTTCGACGCCGATCAGGTTGATGGCCTTGAGGAAGGCGCTCGACTCCTGCATGGCGCTTTCCAGCGTCTGCTGCACGCTGGGGGTGACGTTGAATTTCTCGGTGGCGCTGGCCACGCCATTGACCAGGGCGATCTGCGCGGCCAGGGCGGTGAAGGCGATGCGGGTTGCGTTACGCATGGGGTGTTCTCCGGGTGTGCGGGCTGGTGAGGGTCAGAACTTGGTCAGCACTTTGCCGTCGCCGCCGGTTGCGGGCGGGCGCTGCTGCTGACTGTGGTCCTCGGTTTTGCTGAGGCGCTTGACCAGGTCGTTAAGCTCGGTTTCGAGCTTGTCGAACTTGGTGCTCAGCTCTTGGCGGGCCTTCTGTTCTGCGGTGAAGGCTGCGCCCTGCTCCTGGGCGTGCGAGGCGAGGGCCTCGATCGCTTCGGTCAGCTCGGAGAACTGGGCGTCGTCCTTGACGGCTTTGTCCTTGCTCTTGCCGAGGGCATCGAGCACGCGCTTGAACAGACCGTCGGTCTTGCTCTCGGGCTCGGTGACTTCCTCGAATTCGAGGGCGACTTCGACGGCCTCGGAGAACAGATTCTCCGGGTCATTCTTGCGCGCCTTGAGGGGGTTGGCGTCGGGATGCTGGGCGCTGAAGGTGAGCATCTCGGTGCCCAGGCTGGCCGGGGTGTCGGTGACGGCGATGCCGTCCAGGTAGGCGCGGCCGGTGTCGGCGAACTTCGGGCGGATCTCGATGCTGGTGAAGATCTTCTGCCGGGCCTTGTTCAGGGCGATCAGGTCAGCGGTCGGCTCGATCTGGGCGAACAGCGCCAGCTTCTTCTTGCCGGCGATCTCGACTTCCTCGGTTTTCAGCGCGACGACGTCGCCGTAAGCCTTGAACGGGCCATCCGGCAGCAGGCTGCGGAAGTGCTCCAGCCAGACGCGGGCGCCGTAGGTGTTGGGGTTGTAGGTTTCGGCAGCATCCACCAGCCATTGACGCTCAATGGTGCGGCCGTCGGTGGTGGCGCCTTCGACGGCGACGCGGAAGAACTTGCTGCGGTACTTCTTGGCGGTGGCGTTTGCGGCCATGGGGCTTGTCCTCAATCCGGGGCGGTGGGCCTTTCGTTGAGGGCATGGTCGGCACCTGGCGGGGGCGCGGCAACGCGGTCAAGGTGTAGCGCGGGGCGCTACAGGGTGCGCTGGTAGGGGCACGCGCGCGCGAGCGGCAGCATCGGCGCCATGAACGCTATCGTCGAACTCCCCACCGATCACCGCCGCCACGCCAAGCACCTGTATTGGCAGGGCTATCGCGTGTGCGAGATCGCCGAGCTGATCGGCGAGAAGGAGAAGACGCTGCACAGCTGGAAGGCCCGCGACGAGTGGGATCGGGCCAGCCCGCTGGAGCGCATTCAGGCCGCCACCGAGGCGCGTCTGGTGCAGCTGATCCTCAAGGACCCGAAGAGCGGCTCGGATTACAAGGAGATCGACCTGCTCCACCGGCAAATGGAGAGGCAGGCCCGCATCCAACGCTACCAGGACGGCGGCACCGAGACCGACCTCAACCCGGAGCTGGCCAAGCGCAACGCCGGGGAAAAGCGTAAACCCAAGCGCAACGACATCACAGAGGAGATGGTCGAGAAACTGGTCGAGGCGTTTCTCGATGGCTGCTTCGACTACCAGAAGGACTGGTACCGGGCGGGCAACCAGCGCACGCGCGCCATCCTCAAGAGCCGCCAGATCGGCGCGACGTTCTACTTCGCCCGCGAGGCGCTGATCGACGCGCTGACTACCGGGCGCAACCAGATCTTCCTGTCGGCCAGCAAAGCGCAGGCGCATATCTTCAAGGCGTATATCCAGGCCTTCGCCCGCGACACGGTCGGGGTGGAACTGACTGGCGACCCGATCATTCTGCCGAACGGTGCCGAGATGCACTTCCTGGGAACCAACGCGCGCACCGCCCAGGGCTACCACGGCAACTTCTACTTCGACGAGTTCTTCTGGACGTTCAAGTTCAACGAGCTGAACAAGGTTGCCAGCGGCATGGCCATGCAGAAGCAGTACCGCCGCACCTACTTCTCGACGCCCAGCTCGATGGCGCACGAGGCCTATTCGTTCTGGACGGGCGAGCGCTTCAACAAGGGCAAGCCGGCGGCCAAGCACCTCAAGCTGGACGTGAGCCACGACGCGCTGCAGCAGGGCCGGCTGTGCGACGACAGGATCTGGCGGCAGATCGTCACCATCCTGGACGCCGAGGAGCGTGGCTGCGACCTGTTCGATATCGACGAGCTGCGCCTGGAGTACGACGCGGCGGCCTTCCAGAACCTGCTGATGTGCCAGTTCGTCGACGACGGGGCGAGCATCTTCCCGCTCAACCTGCTGCAGCCGTGCATGGTGGACAGCTGGTCGGTGTGGACGGACTACCAGCCGATGGCCATGCGGCCGTTTGCCGATCGTCAGGTGTGGGTGGGCTATGACCCGGCCGAGTCGGGCGATTCCGCCGGCCTGATCGTGGTGGCGCCGCCGCTGGTACCGGGCGGCAAGTTCCGCGTCCTGGAGCGGCACCAGTTCCGCGGGATGGACTTCAACGCCCAGGCCGAGACGATACGCCAGGTGACGCGCCGCTATTGGGTGACCTACATCGGCATCGACACCACCGGCCTGGGCAGCGCGGTGGCGCAGCTGGTGCGCCAGTTCTTCCCGGGCTTGAAGACCTTCTCCTATAGCCCGGAGGTGAAGACCCGGCTGGTGATGAAGGCCTGGGACGTGATCAGCAAGGGCCGGCTGGAGTTCGACGCCGGCTGGACTGACCTGGCGTCGTCGCTGATGGCCATCCGCAAGACGGTCACGCCGGGCGGGCGGCAGTTCACCTATACCGCCGGGCGCAACGAACACACCGGCCACGCCGACCTGGCCTGGGCGCTTTTCCACGCATTGCACAACGAGCCGCTGGAGGGCCAGACCGCCCAGAACACCGGCATCATGGAGATTTACTGATGAGCAAACGTCGCAACCGCCACCAGCAGGTGGCCACCACTGACCAGGTGCGCGAGGGCGAGGTGCTGGTCAAGGGCGAGGGCGGGCAGTCGATGGCCTTCACGTTCGGCGACCCGATGCCGGTGCTCGATGGCCGCGAGATCTTGGACTACCTGGAGTGCTGGGCCAACGGCCGCTGGTACGAGCCGCCGGTCTCGCTGGACGGGTTGGCCAAGTCGTCGAAGGCAAGCGTCTATCTGCAGTCTGGGCTGATCTTCAAGCGCAACGCGCTGGCCCGCACCTTCATCCCGCACCGGCTGCTCAGCCGGGCGGCCTTCGAGCAGATCGTCATGGACTGGGGCTGGTCGGGCAACCTTTACCTGGAGAAGCGCGACAACATGCTGCGCCAGGCGATCGGCCTGCAGCCCTGCCTGGCGAAGTACATGCGGCGCGGTACCGACCTTGCGACCTACTACCAGGTGCGCGGCTGGAAGGACGAGCACGAGTTCAAGGCCGGCAGCATCTGCCACCTGCGGGTGGCGGATATCAACCAGGAGGTCTACGGCCTGCCGGAATGGCTGCCCGCCCTGCAGAGCGCGCTGCTGAACGAGAGCGCCACGCTGTTCCGCCGCAAGTATTACCAGAACGGCAGCCATGCCGGCTTCATCCTGTACATGACCGACGCTGCGCAGAACGAGGACTTCGTCACCGACCTGCGCAACGCGATGAAGAACAGCAAGGGGCCGGGCAACTTCCGCAACCTGTTCATGTACGCGCCGAACGGCAAGAAGGACGGCCTGCAGCTGATCCCGATCAGTGAGGTGGCGGCGAAGGACGACTTCGGCGCGATCAAGAACATCAGCCGCGACGACCAGCTGGCGATGCTGCGCATCCCGCCCCAGTTGATGGGCGTGGTACCGCAGAACGCGGGGGGATTCGGTTCGATCCGCGAGGCGGCCCAGGTGTGGGCGGTCAACGAGCTGGAGCCTGAGCAGGCCCGGCTGCGGCAGATCAACGACTGGCTGGGGGAGGAGGTGGTGCGCTTCCAGCCGTATGAGGTGCCGGCGCAGGGGTGAAATCCCCTGCGCAGTAAACGAGGCGACGGGTAGGTGGTGGAACACCTGCCCGACGTCGAACCACTCGAGCTAGCCGGGTGATCCAACCGAGGCCTCGCCCCACTGCGCAGGGGGTGCGGAGCCTAAGCGAATCCGAAAACAGAGACAAGGATCACTTATGTCGCAACCAATTTTTCCCTGGATGGGCGGCAAGCGCCGCATGGCTAAACACATCCTCCCGGAGTTCCCTGACCACGAGTGCTACGTCGAGCCGTTCTGCGGTGGCGCGGCGCTTTTCTTCATGAAGGAGCCCAGCCACGTGGAGGTGATCAACGACTTCGACGGGGAGGTGGTGAACCTTTACCGGGTGGTCGCCCACCACCTGGAGGAGTTCGTCCGCCAGTTCCGCTGGTCGCTGGTGAGCCGCAAGATGTTCGAGTGGGCCAACATGCAGGTCACGCCCACGCTGACGGATATTCAGCGGGCCGCCCGCTTCTTCTACCTGCAGCAGCTCTGCTTTGGCGGCAAGCCGACCGGGCGCACCTTCGGTACCGCGACCACGGCGCCGCCCAAGCTGAACCTGTTGCGGATCGAGGAGAAGCTCAGCGAGGCGCACCTGCGCCTGGCCCGCACCACCATCGAGCACCTGGACTGGAAGGAGTGCGTGCGCCGGTACGACCGGGAGCACACGCTGTTCTACCTCGACCCGCCCTACTGGCAGACCGCCGGCTATGACCCGGGCCTGTTCACCTTCGAGCAGTACCAGGCCATGGCTGAGCTGGCCAAGTCGGTGAAGGGCCGCATGCTTATCTCGATCAACGACCACCCGCAGATCCGCGAGGTGTTCTCCGACCTGCGCCTCAAGGAGGTGCCACTGCGCCATATGGTCGGCGGCCAGGGCGGGAAGCAGGCCACCGAGCTGATCTACTTCAACTGGTAG